GAGCGCGGCCCGGACGGCCGCGTCGAGCGGGTCGAAGGCGCTCGCCGGAACGTGGGAGGACACCTCCGCGAACGCCGGCGGCACCGCGGCGCACTGGCGCCTCAAGGACAGCGGAGGCTCGACCTGCCACATGCAGGGCAACATCACGGCGGACGGCGGCGGCGGTGATCTCGAACTCATCACCACGACCATCACCGCCGGCCAGCCGGTGACCATTACCGCGTGGACCTTCACCGAGCCGGGCGCGTAAGGCCGGGCTGAGGGGCGGGGCGGATGACGCGCTGGTACATCAAGGGCGGGGATAGCGCCGTCATCGCGTCGGGGTCGGCGGATTTCGACTTCGTTCCCGCATCGACGATCCGACCGGGCGATACCTTCATCGCCCGCGTCGCCACGCGCGACAACGTCACGCCGGCCCCGGTCACCAGCGGCGACTGGACGTCGATCACCTCGTCCCCGGACGCATCGAACAGCACGTCCGGGTCCGACGCGGCGCTGTCCAAGGACTTCGTCTGGTACACGACCTTCACCGACGCGAAAGACCTGACGTGGTCGCGCGGCGGCACGGCGGTCCAGTTGCGCGGCGCCTTCGCCGTGGCGCCGGCCATGGGCTACGAGATCGAACTGGTCGCGTCGTCCAGCGGGACGAACGCCTCCGGCTCGACGGCGAGCGTCCTCACCAGCCTGACTACGGCCGAAGACGACGAACTGATCGTCTGCTTCGGGTCGAGCGGCCGGAACACGTCGTGGACGAACTGGGACGCAGCGACTGACCCATCCGTCGCGTCGGGTTCCGGCGGCTCCAGCCAGATCGGCCTGTTTTCGCCGACGTCTACGTGGCAGCGGCACCAGTCCAACGGCTCGACGTCCGGCTCGGACATCTCCGGATCCATCGGTGTCGCGGTCAAGGATACCGCCGGCTCGACCGGCAACATTCAGGTCACCACCGGCGTCGGTGTCCGCCTCGCGTGGGTCACGACGCGCTGGCGGCAGGTGCAGGCGACCACCCTCAAGGTGGTGAACAACGGCGGCGGCGGCGTCTACCCCGGCACGGGCGACACCAACGCGGCGGCGCTGCCGTTCACGCCGACGAGCGGAAATACCCTGTTCGCCTTCGTCGCCATCGACAAGGACGCGACCAGCGACGTCACGGCGACAGGCTGGACGCGGGAGATGCAGGAGCGCAGCGGCTCGGCCGTCAGCGCCGCCCTGTTCCGCAAGGTCTCCGACGGCACCGAGACGGAGATCGAGGTCACCTACACCTCGTCGGCTTCGCAGGGCTTCTCGTTGTTCGTGGTCGAGATCGAGGGCGAGGTCGAGATCGACGTCTCGGCGACGTCGACGACGAACCTCTCGACGCCGGCCAAGACGTCCGGCACCGCGACGACGGCCAATACCACGGCGGCCGGCGGCCTCGCCATCGGCCTCTGGGCGAACGACAGCTACGGGTCGTGCGACACCGGTACTCTTGAGACGTGGTCTGACGGCTTCATCGCCAACCCCGGCCCGAAGACCCGGCAGTATTTCGGCCCCGCCGACGTCGGCTCGCCGGCCATCGCGGTCGGGTGGAAGGAGATCCCGAGCAGCGGTACGGCCGTCTCGACGTCCTACACCTACACGGGCGACACCGACGACGAGAACCTTCTGTTCCTCGTCGTGCTCAAGGAAAGCGCGAGCGGCGTCACCGGCGACGCGGCGATCACGCTCGGGAACGTCACCACGGCGGCGGACGGCACGCCGGAGATCATCGGCGACGCGGCCATCACGCTCGGGAACGTCACCACGGCGGCGGACGGCTGGCAACCGGCTCTCGGCGACGCGGCGATCACGCTCGGGCTCGTCACCACGGCGGCGGACGGCACACCGGAGATCATCGGCGACGCGGCGCCGACGCTTGGGCTGGTCACCACCTCCGCCGACGGGGCGCCGGAGGTCATCGGCGATTCGGCTGTCACTCTCGGGCTGGTGACCACGGCAGCGGACGGCACGCCGGAGGTGACGGGCGATCTGGCCAAGACGCTGGGGCTGGTGACCACGGCAGCGGACGGCACGCCGGAGATCGTCGGCGACGCGGCCATCACCCTTGGGCTGGTGACCACGGCGACCGACGGCGCGCCTGAGATCATCGGCGACGCGGCCATCACGCTCCAGCTTATGACGCTGGAGACGCAGACGCTCTCCGAGGTCTCCGGCGACGCGGCCATCACGATGCCGCTCCTGACCACGGAGGCCGACGGCACGCCGGAGATCATCGGCGACGCGGCGCCGACGCTTGGGCTTGTCACACTCTCGGCCGACGGCGAGGCGAGCGCCGGCACCATCGAGGGCGACGCGGCGATCACGCTCGGGCTCGTCACCACGGACACCTACGGCTACCCCGGTGACGCGCCGCGGGTCGGGGGAGGTGGCGGCGGCCGGCCATCGAAGAAGAAGCGCCGCAAGCGGCCCAAGTACGAGCACGAGATCGAGGAGGAGGCCGAGGAGGAGGCCGAGTCCGCAAAAACGACAGAACCCGAAATCCGGCCGGAAATAGTACCCTCCTCCGAGGTCGACTTCCCGGCCGCGGCGGCGGGCCTGCCGGCACCGGATCTCGATCTCGACCAGCGCCAGCCGGCGCCGCCGATCACGGTCGACCGGTCGAACCGCGGGCCGCTCCGGGTTCGGCGCGAGAACGAACAGGTTCGCGCGTTCATCTCGCAGGTTCGCGCCAAGGCGGCCGAGGAGCGGGCGCGGCGCGAGTACGAAGCCGCGCTCGACGACGACGACGACGCGCTCCTCCTCCTCCTGTGACCGGCTGTCATATCTCGCGCGCTGCGCTATGCAGGGCCGTTCTTCGGCGGAGGACACATGCAGGAACAGGCACTTGATGCCGCCTACTCGGGCGGCGCCCTGCCTTGGGCGGTGGACATGATCGTCCACCAGCAGCTTCATCTCCTGAACGACAGGCTCGTCGCGCAGATCGTTGCAGATACCTACCTGCGGACGGCACCCCATGAGCGCGTCGCCGACATGCACGCGCATCTCCTCGCTCGACCGGTCCCCCTCGTCGACCGCCGCTTCGAGCGGTGCGTCTTCTACGCGGCGCCGGTCACCTTCGACAATCTGACCGAGGACAGGAACGGATCCTCCATCGTCGTCTACCGCCCGGTGCGGGACGGCGACGGGATCACCGTCGCGTTCTTCCCAAGGGTCCACATCAAGGCCCTCTCTGGCCCCTCGCGGGTCAGATGGCCGGAAGGGCTATTCGACCTATGAGCGAACGATTCTTCGACCGCGTCGCGCACCTCGCCGTGGATGGCTTCACTGCCGGCCAGACGCTCGACATCGCCACCATGCTCGGCGACCAACTCAACCCGCGGCGCGACGGCGCGCCGAAGACCGCGCTTCTCGTCGTCCGGGGCACGCTGCACCTCGAAGCCGTGGACGCGCTCCAGAAGCTCGTCGCCATCGCCCCGACCGATGCCGCCGGCATATCCGCCTTGCAGGCGCAGGTGAAAGCGTACATGGCAGTAGAGGACACGATCCGCCGGATCGTGGGAGCCGGCGCCGAGATATGGGCCGAGATGGATCGGGAGGACCGCGAAGTCCTCGCCGAGCACATGGGCCTCGACATCGACGATGAGGCGGAACTGAGCAGGGGCTTCGACAATGATTGACATCGACGGTGGCGACGAGGACGAGCGCGGACTTTCCGACGCTGAGATCCGGGAACTCGCGCAGGCGCGAGAACTGAACTACGCCGACCGGCAGGAGGAACCCGAGCCGGTCGTCCGCGGGCAGGTCGAGGAGCCGGAGGAGGACGAGGAGCCGGCTCCCCGCGTCCCGGTCGGCAGCGAGCGGGACGATCTCGCCGAGGAGATCGCCGAGCGCAACGAGCGCCGGCAGAGTGAGCAATCCCGCGAGTTCGACGAAGACCTGTCGAAGATGCGGAACCAGATCGGGGCCTTCGCCGATGACGACGAAGGCACCGAGGCCCCGCCGGACGATGAAGCCCCACCGTCCGGCGGGGACCAGCCAGCGCCGCGGTTGGCCGAGGACGACATGCTCGTCGAGGTCACCGTCCGCGGCGAGAAGCGGCTGGTCCCGCTCGGGGAACTCAAGGCATCCGCGCAGAAGATGGAGGCGGCGGACAGCTACCTCGCCGACAGCCGGCGCATCTTCGACGAGGCGCGCGCTCTCCGCGAGCAGATCGCGCAGGGCAAGGTGGTCCAGCCGGAAACGCCTGAGCAGCGGGCCGCCGCCGAGCGCGGGCTGACCGACGAGCAGAAGGAAGCCCGCCGGAGCCTCATCAACGCCCTGACCTACGGAACCGAGGACGAAGGCGCCGCCGCGCTGGAGCGGTTCCAGCAGGAGACCGAGGAGCGCGCGATCCAGCGCCTCGAAGCCCGGCAGCAGATGAAGGAGCGCCGGGACATCTTCCTGAACAGGATGAACGTCGCGCAGCAGTACATCTCCGAGAACATGCCGGACATCGCCGGCAACCCGGCCATGCTCAAGGTCTTCGGTGTGAACCTCACCGAAGGTCAGAAGTTCCTCCTCGCGAAATTTGTGGAAAACCTTCCCGACCATGAACGGGCGCGCATGGCCCGGCATAACCTGACCCCGGATCGAATCCGGAGCCTCACCTCGCCCCGGAAGATCATGGAAGTCTACGCTGACTTCGCCGTGAAGGGGTATCCAGTCCCCAACATCGACGAGGTCATGGTCCGGGCGGGTCAGATCACCCGAGACGAGGCAGGCTTCACGAACAGGAATCCGGCGCAGCCGGGCCGCGGCACCACCCCCGCCGATGGCCAAGGACGCGGGAACGTCAGGCTCTCATCCGACCGCATGGCTCGGAAGGAGTCTCTTACCCCTCAACCCACACGCGCTGGCGTCGGGCAGGGGCCGTCCTCGCAGGCAGAGCAGCGCCGCGGAGTTTCCGAGTCCGACTTCCATCGCGAGGCCATGGCCGAGCGCATGGAGCAGGGCTACACCCTCCCCCGACGCAGGTAAGCAGCGAACCGGCCTCCCTCGACAGGCGCATAGCCGACAAGGGAGGCCGACGTGGCCGGTCAGCTTTGGTCCGTTCCCGCCGAAGGCGGGTATCTCTGGAGCGCGAATCTCTCGAAGAAGCTCCGGATGTCGCTTCGTCCAATGACGAAGTTCCGTCAGTTTTCGCAGCCGCACGACGGTCAGAAGCGCGGAATGCTTCATTCCGGCGAGACTTTCTCGTGGAATGTCTATAAGAAGGTCGGGCGTCAGGGACGGAGACTTGCGGAAACGCAGCCGATGCCTGAGACCGGCTTCGAGATCATCCAGAATAGTCTCACGGTTACTGAGGCTGGTCAATCCGTTCCTTTCACCGGGAAGCTGGACGCTCTCGCCGAGCATGAGGTTCAGGCGATCATCGACGCCAACCTCAAGCACGACGCCGCCTGCTACTTCGACATCGAGGTCTTCCTCCAGATGAAGCGCACGCCGCTGCGTGCGTCGGCGGCGGCCTCGACCACGGCCGTGACCTTCGACACGGACGGCACCGCGACCGAGACGAACAACATCGAACTCGGCACGGGGCACATCAAGGCCATCGTCGACTACATGAAGGAGCGGAACATCCCGCCCTACTTCGACGACGGCTCCTACGCCTGCATCAGCCACGTCTCGACGTTCCGGACGTTCAAGAACTCGCTGGAGTCGATCCACCAGTACACCGAGTCCGGCATCAACCGGATCATGTACGGCGAGATCGGCCGCTACGAGGACATCCGCTTCGTCGAGCAGAACCAGATCCCGAAGGGTGGCGCGCTCGACTCGACCACGTTCGATGCGTGGGAGAAGACGGCGGATGCGTGGAACAACGCCAAGTCGTCGTGGGCGTTCTTCTTCGGCGGCGACACCGTCGCCGAGGCCGTGGTGATCGCGGAGCAGATCCGCGCGAAGATCCCGTCCGACTTCGGTCGGTCGAAGGGTATCGCGTGGTACTACCTCGGCGGCTTCGGCCTGACCCACCCCGACGCGGACAACGCCCGCGTGGTGATGTGGGACTCCGCCGCCTGACGATGGGCTCATGAACCGGAGGGGCTACGGCCCCTCCTCCTCGACATCAAGGAACCGCTCCCATGTACGACGGCAGCACCCGGACCTACTACCTCGGGTCCATCACCCTCACCTCGGACAAGGTGTTCGACTTCGACGCGCCGGACAACGGTCGCTGGCGCGTGGTCGACATCCAGTACCGCGTCTCGACGACCTTCGCCGGCGCCACCCGCACGCCGGGCGTCAAGGCCGGATCGACCACGGACGATGACCTCCTGATCGACGACACCCAGCTTGGGCTCGTCGCGAACGGGAACACCGTCCGCTCGATGCGGATCGAGAACCCGACCGCCTTCAACGACCGCGAGGGCTACGGCGCGGAGGTTCTGGAGAACGGCGACACGCTGCGTCTCTCGATCCTCGCGGCCACGGGCTCGGGCGCCGCTGGCGTCGCGGAGTTTTGGGCCGTGCTCCAGCTTTGCGGCGGCGACCTCTAATGCCCCGCGCCCGCTATGTCCGCTCGGCCGGTAACGGCCGGGCGGATGACGGCTTCGAGCCGACAGCGCGAGAGCGCAACCCCTCCATGGCCCGAGACGGCTATGAGGTGCTGACCGAGCGGAGCTACGACGAGTATGGTCTCCGCTCGGAGAGCAAGAAGCTCTCGGAGACCAAGTACGAGCCGGCCCTGCGGGGCGGCTACAACGAGGAGTGCTGATGATGAAGGAATCCAAGGGGAAGCTCGGCGGCACCGTCACCGAGTCGACCGCCCGCGGTGGCCAGATGGTCCACTCCTACGGTCGCGACAACTCCGACTACGTCGGGTCCAAGAAGATGGCCCGCTCCGGGTCGGACGGCTTCGGCGGCGGGATGGACGACCTGTCGCACAGCCTGTCCGGCAACCGCGCGAACCAGACCTCGGAGTAACGGCCCATGGGCCGGGCGCTCCCGACGCTCGATAGGGGACGGTCGTTCGCGACCGTCTTCCCCATCGGCGAGCATGGCGTTGCGTTCAAGCAGCGCCATTTCTCGCTTCCGACGCCCTACTGGTTCGACTCCATGGGGCAGTGCATTCAGGAAGCCCTGACGGAAGACCAGAAGGCATACCATTTCGGCTCGGGCGACGAGGAGTACGCCCGCATCATCGGCAGCACCTCTTTCCCCGACCCCATCCCCCTTTCGGAAGGGGTTGCGCTCCCGCTCGATCAGGCAGTCGCGCGGGCTCACACCACCTCCGGCCTCTCCATCGCGAAGTGGAATGCGCTCCCGCAGAAGCAGCGGGACAAGCACATCTCCTCGCTCGTCGAGGGCTTGAAGGCGAGCCTCGTCCCGGCCAAGGCGGACACCCGCCCGCGGCGGTTCGTCGGCACCAAGGACGAAGCGGAACCGGAAGCCGAAGCCGAGCGGGAGACCCCGACGGTGGAGGTGAAGCGGCCGTCCGGTCCGAAGGCGCCGCCGGAGGAGGACGAGGCGCCGTTGGCGGCCGGCATGGTGTCGGACGAGGCGCTGGCGCAGTGGGTGAAGGGCGAGATCACCCTGTCCGTGCAGGATCTCAAGTCCACGGTGAAGAAGCGGTGGGGCGTCGGGCTCCGCACCGCGACGCAGATCCGCGAGTACCTGATTTCCGAGCACGGCTACACCAAGGGCTGACGCCGGCGGATGACCAAGCCACGGGGCCGGCCTGACGCCGGCCCCTTTTCGCGTGAAGGAGCGGTAGATGGCCGTCAGCTACACGACGCTCATCGGGACGAAGGCGACCGCCGGCTCGATCCTGAACTGGACCAACATCGTTCGCGTCGACCCGGCTACCTGCGTGGCCATGGCGGAGGACATCATCTTCGCCGGCTACCTTGGCTTCGGCGGCCGGGCGTCGGCGCTGCGCGTGCGCGAGATGCGGACGAGCGTCGACTTCACGGTGGCGGCCGGCGCCTCGACCTACGCGCTGCCGACACGGTTCCTCGACCCGATCACCCTCTACGACCGGACCAACTCCGGATGGATCGGCCCGGTCCACGAGGAGGCCCTGATCGGCCATCGGAGCTACGACGAGAACGGCGACATCGAGGCCGGCTACCCGTCCTACTACGCCATCTTCAACGAGCTTCTACAGTTCGACGTGGCGTTCGAGGAGGACGCCGAGATGACCTTCCTTCACTACGCCCGGCCGGCGCCTCTTTCGGGGGGAAACCCGACCAACTGGCTGACCGACCGGTACGGCCGCATCCTGTTCTTGGCATCGTGCGCCATGGCCTACGAGTTCGACGACGACCAACAGAACTTCGCCAAGTGCATGGGGCAGGTCTTCAACGCCATCACCGCGGCCAACGCCGAGTCGGATCTGTCCCGCCGTGGAATGCTGATCGACCGGGAGATCCCGTGACATGACCCGCGCCCTCTCCACGCTCTCCGCCTCGATCCCGGAGGCGTCCGATCCCGCCGATACCGATACTTGGGGCGCGACGACCGAGACGCTTCACGAGGCCATCGACCGCGCCGTCGGCGGCGACCACGAGATCGCGACCACCGGCGGGACGACCGACCTCTCGGACGCGCAGAACGACTGCCTCCAGCTATTCGTCACCGGCACGCTGGTCTCGAACGCGATCATCGAGGTGAAGGCGCGGCCGAAGGTCTGGCTGGTCCGGAACGAGACGTCCGGATCCTACACGGTCACCTTCCGGGTCGACGGCGGCGCCGGCGCGTCCGTCGTGGTGAATCAGGGCAAGAGCGCCATCGTCCACACCGACGGCGCCGACTGCTTCATCATCGACCTCGGCACGGCGTCGGGCTCGCCGCCGTCGGTCTCCGGCCCGGTCGAGTACCCGGACGGGACGGAAGGGTCGCCGTCGATCACCAACACCGGCGACACCAACACCGGCATCTTCTTTCCCGACACCGACGCGGTCGGCATCTCGACCGGCGGCAGCGAGCGGATGCGCTTTGACGCCAGCGGCTACGTCGTGGTCGGCTACAAGGGCGCCGGCCGCACCTTCGGCGACAGCGTCGTCCCGAAGATGCAGGTCCACGGCACCAACGCGGCGTCCGCGGTCGGTGTCGGCCGCTTCTCCGCCGACGCACTGCCGGCGCACGTCCGCATGGCCAAGTCGCGCAACGCGACCGCGGGCTCGCACACCGTCGTGGTGAACAACGACGTCCTCGGCGCGATCTCCTTCGACGGGTCGGACGGAACGAACTTCATTCCGGCCGCGCAGATCACCGGCATCGTGAACGGCACGCCCGGCACCAACGACATGCCCGGCGCCCTGATCTTCTCGACGACCGCAGACGGCGGCGCGACGCCGGCGGAGTCGATGCGGCTCGACGCCAACGCCTTCCTGTCGCTGGACGGGGACACCGACACCGGTCTCCAGAACGGCGGGACGAACATCCTCAACGTCTACACTGGCGGCACGCTCGCCGGATCGTTCGATGCCTCGCAGCGCCTCCTGCTTGGCGCCACGACGGCGCAGACGCTCGCCGGCTCCCGGTCGGTCAAGCTACAGGTCGCGGCCACCGGCGCCACCGCGGGCGCGTCCGTGGCGCGCTACTCGAACGACTCCACCGGCCCCTACCTCTCCCTCTACAAGTCGCGCGGCGCGGCCATCGGGACGAACACGGGGGTGAACGACGCTGATGAGCTTGGGACGATCTCCTTCGAGGGGGCGGACAGCGCCGGCAACCGCTTCGCCGGCGCCACGATCCAAGCATACGTCGCGGATGCCGTCGGCGCCGCGGAGATGCCGGGCGGCCTGATCTTCTCGACGACCCCAAACGCATCGACCACGCTCACGGAGGCGATGCGGATCAACGACGCGCAGCAGGTCATCGTCGGCGGGCTCACCGACGGCCTGACCCTGACCGTCGCCGGGGACTCCTACACCCCGAAGTTCCAGATCCGCGGGCAGGGCATGGCGCTCTCCAGCATCGCGTCCGCGTCGGACGAGGCCGCGGTGATCGCCTTCGCCAAGGGCAACGGCGGGCTTACGCAGGTTGACGACGACGAGACGTTGGGCATCATCTCGTGGTCCGGCTACACGGACACCGGCTGGGCGAACGCGGCGCTCATCAAGGCGGAGGTTGACGGTACGCCGGGCAGCGGCGACATCCCGACCCGCATCACGTTCTGGACGTCTCCCGACGGCAGCGCCACGCCGGTGGAGGCCATGCGGATCACGCAAGCCGGCAAGGTCATCGTCGGCGCCCATGACCCCGTCACGAACTACTTCTCCGCGGAATCGCCGCTACAGGTGCTCGGAACGAGCTACGGTACGGCGACCGCGTTCTTGGGGCGCTGGTCGAACGACAATGCCGGGGCGTCGCTCATCGGCTACAAGAGCCGCAACGCGACCGTCGGGTCTCACACCGTCGTGCAGAACGGCGACGTCGCGCTCCGCCTTGAGGCGACCGTTTCCGACGGGACGAACCCGAAGGGTGTCGCTGCAATCCTGATGCGCGTCGACGGCACGCCGGGCACGAACGACACGCCGGGCAGGATCGAGTTCTACACGACGCCCGATGGGTCATCGTCCCTTGGGCTGGCGCTGACCATCGACGAGGCCAAGGCCGCTGCGTTCGTCGGCGCCGTTTCTGTCGGGTCGACGCTGGACGTCACCTCGACGGCGACGTTCGATGCCGGCGTTGTCCTCACCGGCGGCCAGCTCAACGCGACGCGGGATGCCGGAACCGTCGGCGTCTTCAACCGGACGTCCTATACCAGCGGCACCAACACCGTCGTCTCCATCTCTATCAACGGCTCGCAGCAGGGCGACATCGCCTACGATGGATCCAACGTTCTCTACCGCGCCTTCTGCGGCGCTCACTGGTCGCAGATGGTGCCCGGCCAGACAAACGATATCCCGCTCGGGACCATCGTCGACAGCGTCGCGGAGCTTGCGACATGGGAGGGCGAGGAGAACCTGCACCTTCCATGCTTCAAGGTCTCGGACGTCCCCGGCTCGAAGGCGGTCTACGGTGTCTACCGCGGGCTCGATGAAGACGGCGATGCCTCCATCGCCTCCCTCGGCGCTACGACGATCCGCATCGCCGCTGGCCAGACGCCGGCCATCGGCGACTACATCGAGAGCGACGGGAACGGCTGCGGAAGGGTGCAGGCGGACGACATCCTGCGAGCCTCGACGGTCGCCAAGGTGACATCGACCGCGGTCGCGGCCACCTACCCGGACGGCTCGTTCCTGCTTCCCTGCACCCTGCACTGCGGATGACCCCATGGAGTCGCGGCCGATCCCCCTCAAGATCCGGCCCGGCGTCCACCTGACGAACAGTCAGGAGGCGTCGTCGGGAAGGTTCACGGAAGCGCAATGGGTGCGCTTTGTCGACGGGCTCCCGGAGAAGATCGGCGGGTGGGAGAAGCGCAGCGCCCTACAGGCGTCGGGTATCCCGCGCGGGTGCCTGTGCTGGAACACGCGCTACGGCGACGCGCTCTACGCCTTCGGCACGTCGAAGCGGTTCTACGTGTCGGACGCGGACGGGGCCGACTTCGCCGACGCCACGCCGACGGTGACCACGGACTTCCTGACCAACGCGGCGTCGGTGACCAACCTCGACGCGACGGTCACCATCACCCACACCAGCCACGGCCGCTCGGTCGGGGACAAGGTGCGGCTCCGCGGCGCCAAGCACACCGGCGGCGGGCTGATCGGCGGCCTCGATCTCGACGGCGTGTGGACCATCGCGACCGTGCCGGACGCGAACACCTACACGTTCGAGCACACCAGCAACGCCACCTCGACCGTCTCGGGCGGCGGCGGGGACATCTTCTATGTCTACTCGACCGCGGACCCGTTCGAGACGACGAGTGGAAGCGCCACGGTCACGGTCAACAAGACCAGCCACGGTCTCGCCGAAGGGCAGCTTGTCGAGATCAGCGGCGCCTCCGCCGTCGGCGGGCTGACCATCGACGGCGTCTACACCGTCGGCACGGCGAGCGCGAACGAGTTCACCATCACGGCCGCCTCGAACGCCTCCAGCACGACGACCGGCGGCGGCGAGACCGTGATCGAGGCGCTTCTCCGCGAGGGCGCGTCCGTCGTTGGCGGCGGCATCGGCGGCGGCGGCGTCTACGGCGCCGGGGTCTACGGCGAAGGCCCCTACGGCACGGGCGCGGTCGACGAGATCGACGTGATCTATGTCGAGCCGCGGTTCTGGAGCATCGACAACTACGGCGAGGATCTGGTCCTCAACCCGCTCGGCGAGGGCATCTACTACTACGACACCAGCCGCGGCGGCCGGCCGACCCTCATCCACGAGGCGCCGCGGAGCGTCCGCTTCGTCTTCGTCACCGACGAGCGCATCGTCCACGCGCTCGGCATCGACGGCGACCCGCTCAAGTTCGCGTGGTCGGATCAGGGCGTTCTGAGCGATTGGGTGGCGACCGAGATCAACCAAGCCTCCGCCGGCCGGAACGTGCAGTCGGGCTCGCGGCTTCTCGCCGGCGTCTCGGTCGGCAACGGGCTGTCGCTCCTCTGGACGGACACGCACTGCTACATCCACCAGTACACCGGCGGCGAACTGGTCTACGACACCCGCATCGCGCCCGGCGGCGTCGACGGCGGCATCATCGGGCCGCTCGCGTTCGAGGCCACCGGCCCGTCCGGCGGCGTCTACTGGATGAGCCCCAACGGCTTCCGGATGTTCGACGGCTCGGTGCGCGGGATCCCGCAGTCGGAGGATGTCGAGAGCTACGTCTACGGCCGCCTCAACCGGACGCAGCAGGTCAAGACGGCCGCCTTCGCGGTCCCGGCCGAGGACGAGGTCTGGTTCTCGATCCCGATGGATGGCGAGAGCGAACCCGGCTACTACGCCATGGTCAACCTCAAGGACTATGCGTGGTCCTTCGGGACGCTGACGCGGACCTGCGGCTCCTACTTCGACATCGACACGCAGAACCCGGTCTGGTTCGGCAACGACGGCTACGTCTACACCCATGAGACCGGCGTCGACGCCAACGGCGCCGCGCTGCCGTGGGCGCTGGCCTATGCCGCGCTCGGCGACGGGTCGAGCTTCATCGAGATCGACTCCATCGACTTGGACTGGCAGCGCGACGCCGGCGAGATCACCGTGGCGCTCACGGGCTACGATTCCGACCCGGCCACGACCATAGACACCGACACGATGACCTACGACAGTTCGGTCGACGCGGCGGCGCTCCAGCCCCGGATTCACGCGCGCTTCATCAAAATGAGGATGACCGGCGGGACCGCGGTCGGTGACGACTTCCGCATGGGCGTCCCGAAGATCGCCTTCCGGCAGACCGGGCGGAGGCGGGCATGAGCGGGAAGCGGCCATTCAACTTCGGCACGCCGCCAGTCGGCGCCCGAGACCCCATGGTTCAGTGGATAGACCGGGCCTTCCGCCAAATCGAGATCGCGTCGCAGGAAGACCTGTCTACCGTGTTCGACGAGTACAGCTACACAGGAACGCTGACCGAGACGCGAGAAGTGGACCTGACGACGCCGTCCGTCGCGAATCTTGCTGCGGTGCTGGCGACGCTTATCGTGGACATCAAGAAGCGCGGCTCCCGCCGCAAGCGCGAGGAAACCTGACCATGGCCGATCCGATCATGTCGAGGCTGATCCCGCAGGGAACGAGCCCGGAGATGCTGGACTACATGCAGCGCCCCGGCGCCGGCGGCCCGAACCCCAACAACATGGCCGGCCTGATCGACTCGATCATGCCGACTGGCTGGCAGGGGCTCCTCAAGCAGATGCCGCGGCCGAATGGTGGCGGCGGTGGCGCTGGTGGCGGCGCCCCGGCCGCGCGCATGGCGCCTGCGGCGCCGGGTGGCGGCATCTCGGCTCTCGCGGCCGGTCGCATGGCCGGCGGCGGCGGCATCGGCGGGAGCGCCGTCGAGCGCCCCGGTATGCCGGCGGTGAAGCCCGGCCCCGTCCCCAAGGGCGGCAGCGGCGGCGGGCAGATCGACTCCGCGGCCGGGTGGGCATCCGATCTCCTGAACCCGGAAGCGAAGTACCCGCCGGGCATGAAGGAGTTCTTGAAGGACTACTTCAAGAAGTCCCGGTCGGTGCTCAACATCAAGGCCCCGAACTACAAGGGCGACCGCGTCGCCAACGCGACGCAGCGCCTAGACCGCGCGCGCAATGCCTACAACGAGGCCGGTAGGCGCATCCTGAACCCGGACAAGGCATACACCTCCGCGGTGAAGAAGCACCTTGACCCGACGCAGTACGCGACGGGCGGCGCGCAGAACCGCTACGCCGCGCCGGTGAACATCCCGGCCCCGGTCGCGAACGCCGGTGGCGGGGCCTATGGCCAGCCGACGCGCACTCCGATGCCACCCCAGCCCGAGCTTCCGCCGGGGCTCGCCCGGCCGACCGGCTATTGAGGACACACCATGGCGCTCTCCTCCTCGCAGGTGATGCCGAAACCGTCCCCGACGATCTCCAGTCTCGCGGTGATGCCCGGCACCACGCCGCAGACCCGGACGAACACGCAGACCCGGACGCCGACGTCGGCGCCGCCGCCGGCCGCGCAGCCGAAGCCGGCGACCCAGCCGGGGATCAGCACGTCGCCGGGCGGGCAGGCTACGAACACGCGCACGTCGGCGCCTTCCCCACAGGGGCTTTCGCCAACCATCAGCGGGCTCCCCGGCGGGTCGTCGAGCGGCCCGACGTTATCCGGGCTCCCCGGCGGCGCCGTGCAGGGCAAGCCGGTGATCGAGCCGCCGCTTCCTCCGATCTACCCGCCGCCGGCCGACCCTCGCCAGCCGACCCCCCCGCCGCAGGACACCGGGCCGAAGCAGCGCGGCTACCCGGACGGCGGCAACTACAACCCCGGCCCCTACGCCCCGCCCGGACAGCAGAACCCGCGCGGCTGGAGCGAGCAGCCGCTCCCGACCGAAGGGTCGGCGTGGAACGGCGGCCGCGCGCCGAGCCTCTACACCGCCGGCGGCGCGCCGCAGGTCGGCGTGGATCAGGTGAACGTCGGCGCCTTCATGAACCCCTACATCAAGGACTTCATGGAGCCGACGCTTCGGGACATCGAGCAGCGGTTCTCGAAGCAGCGGCGCGACATCGGGGCGACCGCGGCGACGTCCGGCGCCTTCGGCGACGACCGGCACCGGATGCTCGACCAGTCCTCGTACAAGGACGAGCGCAGCCAGCTTGCCGACACCATGTCGAGCCTTCTCAAGCAGGGGTGGGACACCTCGCTCGGGGCGGCCGAGCGCGACACCGACCGCCTTCTCGGCGCCTCGCAGTTCAATGCCGGGATGCAGGACAGGTCGGTCGACCGGCAGGTCGGCGTGCAGGAGAACGCGGCCAACCGCGATATGTCGTGGAACCAGTTCCTCAACCAGCTTGACCAGCAGGAGCAGGACCGAGCCCTCCGCGCGTCCGAACTCGGGAACGCAATGGAGATGGCGCAGAACGGCCAGATGCTCCAGTACGGGCAGGAGGAGATGGGCTTCGACAACTACCAGCGCGGCTGGGACCAGCAGCAGAAGAACGCCGACTACGAGGACTACATGCAGAAGATCATGTGGCCGATGACCGTGCTCAAGGGGTCCGGCGGCACCGGCGGGAACCCGTATGGGCAGCAGGGCGACAACGGCCTCGCGTCGCTGATCGGGTCTCTCATCGGCGGCTTCTTCTGAGGAGGATCTGATGCCCCCTTACCGCGTCGCTCCCGTCAACGTTCCGATCCCGCGCCCGCGGCCACCCGAGATGGGGCCGTCGGTCGCGGCGGCTCGGGCGCCGTCGCTCGCCGGCAACGCCCCGACCGCGGCGCCAATCGCGGACCCGATGATGCTCGAAGACGAGGCGGCCCCGGCCGTGCCGCCGATGCAGGGCACCGACCCCTTTTGGGGCGGGATCGCCGAGGGCGTCGCCGGCTACAGGCCCCGCGGCGAGGCTCCGCTGGTGGCCGGCGCGGAGGCGTTTTTCCGCGCGAAGGCGGCGGGCGACCGCATCAAGTCGGAGAACGAGCGGCAGGCATACGAGGACCGGCGCCGCGACGAGGAATGGGACTGGCGCAAGAGCGAGCGCGAGGAGATCCGCCGCGACCGCGCCGAGGACCGGGCGCTCCGCCGCGAGGAGAGCGCCGCCAGCCGGCTCTACCGCGAGAAGGCGTTCGGGTTGCAGGAGCGGGCGGCCGACCGCGCCGACCGCGCCGACGCGCGCACGGCGCAGAGCCACGACTACGAAATCCTCGACACGGCGATCCAGATCGAGACCGCGCGGCGGGCGCTCATGTCCGGCGCCACGCTGTCGGCCGACGACACGCTGAACCTCGCCAACGCCCGCAAGGTCGAACTGGAGAGCATCGAGAACAACTACGACCTGACGGCGGAGGAGAAGGCCGCGGCGAAGGCGCGGATCAACGCCAAGATCGACCAGCTTCTCCAGCTATCGGACCAGAACGCGCGCGACGCGGCGGCCGACGCCGAGGCCGGGAATGTGGTCGGGCAGGCGAAGGGCAACCCCGGCGCCACGTCGAACACGGACGAGGGCGCCATCGACGAGGACGCCGACATCGGCGCCGTGCCGGAGCCGGAGGCGCCGGTCGATCTGAACAGCTTGGGCGGCGAGGGGATGCTGGGCGCGGAGGACACCGGTCCGGCCCCGCCCGTCGCCAAGGGCGACCCGGCCGCGCCGCCGAAGGCGTCGGACTACTTCTCCAAGCCGCCGAAATTCTCGGGGACAGGGACCAAGGACGACCCCCTCGACATGGGGAATGCGCCAGTGTCCGAGGAGGACATGCGCCAGATCATGTACCTCTACGTGAAGCCGGGGCAGTGGATCCGCTTCGGCGACGAGGTCATCATGAGGGCACCGCGGACGGGGAATTAAATGGCCGACGACGTGTTCCGGCGGCGCCTCGAAGAACTCATGCTGAGGGACTTCGGGGTGGCCAACGTAGGGGCGGTTCCCCTGCCGGGCTTCGAGGACCGACTGCCAGACATCCCGGCGGAGGACCCCCCTCCGAGGCCGCGCCCGCGACCGACCGATCCCGCGACCGAGATCCCGAGCCTCGACGAACTGATCGGCGACCGCACCACCGCGCCGCGGCCGAAGTCGAAGCCGTCCTCGCCCATGGACGGTATCCCCACACTCGAAGAGATGACCGGCGCCCGCGTCCCGACCGGGTACGTCGATTCCGCGCTGAACGCGCTTGGCCGCGGGTGGAATCAGGCGCAGCAGGGCATCGCGGTCATCGGCGAGTCGACCGGCCTCCTGACGCCGGCGGAGGCCGCGCGCGATCTCGTCCAGAACCAGCGCGACCTTGAGCAGTACCCCACGTCCGCCGACGAGGATCAGGCGTGGAAGGATTGGGAGAACGCCAAGGGCTTTTGGGAGTCCGCGGGCGTCGCCCTGAGCAACCCCTTCGACATCGCCGCGCAGACGATGATCTCGTCGCTCCCGCACTCGATCCCGTCGGTGGCCGGCGGCCTCGCCGGCGCGGCGGGCGGGACGATGGCTGGCGGCCCGGTCGGCGGCACGGCCGGCCTCGTTGGCGGCATGTTCGCCGGTGGCATCGCGCCCGAGTATGCGGCCTCGCTTCTCGACGTCATGCGCGAGGAAGGCGTCGACACCAACGACGAACTGTCGATCCAGAAGGCGTTCGAGGATCCGCTCCTCATGGCGCGCGCCAAGGCCGAGGCCCTGCGCCGGGGCGTCGCCGTCTCCGCCTTCGACGCGGCGACGGCTCTTGTCGGCGGCAAGCTCGTCCCGGCGGCGGTCAAGCGCGGCATCTCGAAGCCTCTTACGACGCTCCTCGCCGGCGGCATCGAAATGGCCGGCGGCGCGGCCGGCGAGGCGGCTGGCCAGCTTGCGGCCAAGGGCGAGATCACCGACGCCGGCGACATCGGCCTCGAAGCCATCGCCGAAGGGCCGGGCATCGTCACCGACACCGGCGTCGCCGCGGCCACGGAGGCCATCAACCGCGGCGTCCAGCCGTCCGCTCCAGCCCCGGCGCCCGCCCCGGCGCCGACGACAGCCGCGCCCACGGCGCCTCCGGCGCCGACGACAGCCGGCCCGACGCAGATGGTCATCTCCGATCCGGGCGGCCCGCGCGACGGGCAGGTCGTCACGGTCGACCCGAACCAGCCGCAGGACCAGCCGACCCTTATCGTCACGGACGATCAGGGCCGGCAGTTCCGCGTCGGCAAGCGCGTTCTCACCGAATCCGGTGCTGCCCCGCCGATGGCGGCACCGGTAGGGGCAGGGTCGCAGGCAGCGGGCGGACCTCCTCCGACGCCCCAAGCCTCCCCTGCCCCGTCCTCCCCCTCCGCGATCACGCCGGAGCAGCGCGCGCTCCTGCGGAATATGGGCTACCCGGACGACGACATCGACGTCATGGATCCGGAGCAGGCCCGCTACGAGGCCGAGGCGGCATTGGAGGACGGCGTCACGGCGACGCCCGACGACATCGAGCGCGCGCGTGTCTACCAGCCGCCGGCGGCTGAACCGATCATCATGGGGGACGAGGAAGATGAGCGAGGCGTACCGCTCGACCAGCGAGGCGACCCGGTCGTCGGGACCACTGAGGATGCACCGGGCGTACCTTCTGGAGACGGCAATACCGGACCCGGTGGCCGTGGCGGTGCTGGCGTCGGGGACGTACCAGTACGGCCCGATGCGCCGGTTGGTGGAGTCCCCGACGCCGAAGGACTGGATCCTCAATCTGGTGCTCGACCCGCGCAACAGGATACCGCAGGACGAGTTCCTGTCGGCTCTCCTGTAGTCGAGCCCGGCCGCACCGGACCGGAGGAGTCGCCCGAGGACGACGTCACGGTCGACGACATCAACGACCTCGACATGGACCCCGACGCCATGCGGCGCCGGCTGGAGAAGGCCGGCGTAGACCCGGACCGCGCCGTCCTCATCGCGACCGGCGCACAGACGGACGAAGCCGGCAACGACATCATGCTCGACTCCGCGGAGGAGCGGCGGCTCTACGAGGTGATCGTCGACGAGATCCGGGAGCGCCGGGCGGCTGCGCGTCAGGCGGCCGTCGACGCGCCCATGCCGCCGGCGACCGTTCCCGAAGGCACCGGCACCCGCAAGCGGCCGGCCAAGGTCACCACCGAGGACGATCTCGCGCCGGCGCGCGAAGTCGTCGCCGAGCCGACGGATGCGCAGGCGCAGGCCGGCAACTACCAGAAGGGACACGTCCGCATCGCGGGCATGGACGTCTCCATCGAGACGCCGAAGGGTGGCACGCGGCGCTCGAAGGATCCGGCGAACCCGTGGGAGGCGGTCTCCCCGGCGGACTACGGCTACTTCAAGAACACGACGGGGAAGGATGGCGACCATCTCGACGTCTTCATCGGCCCGAAGCCAGACAACGGGCAGGCGTTCGTCATCGACCAATACGACCCGGCGACCGGGCGCTTCGACGAGCACAAGGTCGTGCTCGGCGTCGACTCGGCCGAGGAAGCCCAAGCCCTCTACGATGCCGCGTTCAGCGACGGCAGCGGCCCGACGCGCCGCGGCGGCATCAAGGCCATGTCGACGGACGACCTGCGCGGTCGCCTCGCCGTCCGCAAGTCCCTCGGGCGCCGCCCGCTGGGCGGCCCGCGTCCACAGGCGCCGGCCCCGGCACCCGCGCCGGCCGCGCCGCCGGCCGCCCCGACGAACCCGGCACAGGTGGAAGGGGCGGGAAGGCCGAACGTGTGGGCACGCGGGAGCGAGTTGCAGGGCCGTGACCTTGACACGGTGCTCGCGACCCTCGCGGATGAGGGCTATTCAGACGACGAGATCGCCACCCGCGGCGTCGCCGGGTGGCTCGGCGAGGACGACCCGTCCCCCGATCCAGTCGACATCCCCATGCCGCCTATCGCGGACATGGCCCGCGCGAAAATCTACGACGGCAAAAGCGACGAGCGTGTTCTTCGGGAACTGCGTGACGACGGCTACCCCGAGGAGCAGATCGTCAGCGAGGCGATCCCCGCGATAGAGAAGGTCCGCCGCGAACTTGCGGACGAAGCCGAGCGCAACAAGGCGCGCGCCGACGAGAAGAAGGCAAAGGCAGCGGAGGCCGCGACCGCGGCCGAGAGCCCGCAACTGACGAACCGCCAGAAGGCGGAGGCCGGCAGGGTGTGGGACAGCCTTTCCCCCGGCGAACGGCTGCGTCAGATCGCCGATGCCGGGATCTATGCAGACGACCAGAGCAGCCGGAACGCCTCGCAGAGTTCATGGGATGAACTGGCGCCCGGAATCCGCGAGAACGTCGCTCGCGAACTCCTCATCCCGAAGCCGCCGCGTCCGACCCCGACGCAGGATCCCAAGGACTTCGCCCTCGACTACGTCCGGGACAAGGGGACGATGGTCGGCTTGGGGACGGCGATGATCGACGCCGGCTACGAGCCAGACGTTGTCGAGGACGCCGCGCGTGCCGCACAGGAGAGTATGAACGCCCCGGCCAAGCCCGACGCAGCGGATGACGAGGAGACGATTCCGGAGGGCGTATGGGAGGAGGCGCGGGACGCGCTGGTCGGCGCCCTCATCGAGCGCATCGACGGCGAGGGTATGACCATCGTCGAGGCGCGCAAGATCGCCCGCGAGGTCGACCCGAGCCTGACGAACAAGCAGGTCGAGGAATTGGTCGAGGCCGCGATGGTCGACATCGGCCGCTCGACAGCGAGGGGCGCGCAGAACCGCGGCCGTGCGCCACTCGACGTCTTCCGCTCCTTCGTCCGCCTCTACAGCGTCCAGCCGCGTCTGGATCAGCGCACGTCGACGTCGATGGAGCAGCAGGCGTATTCGACGCCGCTCCCACTCGCCTACCTCGCGGCGAACCTCGCTGAGATCGGCCCGAAGGATACCGTCTACGAGCCGACCGCGGGCAACGGGATGCTCCTCATCACGGCGAGCCCGTCGAACATCATCGCCAACGAACTGAACCCCGACCGGTTCGCTTCGCTGGAGCGTTCACTGCCGTCGGCCAATCTCCATCAGGGCGACGCGATGGCCTACGCTCCGAGCGAGAAGGTCGACGCCGTCATCACGAACCCGCCGTTCGGCAAGGTGAAGCGCGACGATCAGACGTCGGTGCGCTGGAATATCGACGGCCGGTTCACGCCACTGGTCGACCATGCGATTGCGTGGCGTGCCCTCAAGTCGATGCGGAAAGGCGGGCGCGCGGTCCTCATCATCGGTGGACAGCGTGGAACCACCGACGAGCGCCGCAACGGATACAGGAATGACGACGTCCGGGCCTTCTTCAAGAAGCTCTACGACGCCTACAATGTGGTCGACCACTTCACGGTCGACGGAAAGCTCTACGAGCGGCAGGGGGCGAGTTGGCCGGTCGACGTGATCGTGATCGACGGGCAGGGGGCAAGCAAATTCTCCTACCCGATGGCCGAGCCGCCCCCCATTTATTCGTCGTGGGATGCTCTGGAGGAGAAGTTCGATGATCGCGTGGCAACCCCCCGGAAGCCAGAGGAACGCGGGAGCGGTGCTGATACCGGACCCGCCGGCGCGGCTGACGCCGGACCAGTATCGAGCCCTGTTGGCCGACCGGATCGACCGGCTGGTCAGGAAGGTGGAGGACAAGAAGGAGGCGTACCGGCTTCTGGAGGAGCGGCTGGTGGGCGAGGGGCTGACGCTGAACCAGCGGCTCGCGGTGGCAGGGATGCTGATGGCGGAGCACAGCAACGCCCTGATCGGAGCGGCGGGGTCGCCGACGGCGCCGGTGCCGCGGCGGGAACTGGAGCACGATCCGGCTCTCGCGAAGGCGCTGGAGGAGGAGACGCTGGAGGAGTTTCTGGACGCGGTCTACCAGTAGACCCGGAGGTCGAGGCCGCCTTCGACGAGGCCATGGCCGAAGTGTTCGGCGAGCCGGCCGCGGAGCCTGACGAGGCGTCCGAGGCCGCCGAGGCGTTGGACGAGGTCGCGAAGGCGCTGTCCGCCGCCGCCAAGCGGATTGGCGGCAAGAAGAAGAAGGCTTCAACGGCACCGGCCGCGGAGCCGGCGCCGGAGCCGACTGTCGGCGAAGCCGCGGCGTCGGCGGTGTCGAACGCCGCCACCGGTCTCGACGAGGTCGCGAGCGGCTTGTTCCAGCTATTCGGCGGCCCGAAGGTGTCGTCCGGGTTCTCCTTCGATGAGGAGACGTGGGCGAAGGCAAAGCCGTTGTTCCTCTCCGGCCTGTCGCACATGCGCGCGGCCGGGCGCGACGTCGTCGACATGATGAAGGCGCTTCTGCGCTACCTCCAAGAGAAGGCGAACTTCACCGCGGACATGGTCCGCGCGATGCGGCCCTACATCACCCGCGTCATCACCGAGGTGAAGGCGGGCGTTCTGGCGATCCCGCAGGCACAGGTCGACCCGGCATCGCAGAAGAAGGCGACGAAGGAGAAGGTCCGCCGGGAGAACCTTGAGCGCGAGACGACCTATCAGGTCGCCTATGAGCCGACGTCGGCCGCGCGCTTCGCCGTCGGCACCCTTGTGCCGAACAACATGCAGACGGCGATCAAGGACTCGCTGGCAAAGCTCTCCGAGCGGGTCGGGGACATCGACGAGTATGTGGCCGGGAAACTCGGCTACACGCTGGACGAACTTCTCGGGACGGATTCCAAGCCGGGCTACTTCTCGGCGGAGCAGGTCGACGCTCTCGCGCTCGCCATCTCCAACGTCGAGGATGGCGGCGGGTTCATCATCGGCGACCAGACCGGCGTCGGGAAGGGCCGGTTCGTCGCTGCGATGATCCGCTACGCCATGCGGGCCGGGAAGATCCCGGTGTTCTTCACCAAGCAGCCGGGGCTCTACGGCGACATGGTGCGCGATCTGCGCGACATCGGCATGGCCGGGATCGAGAAACGGATCTTCCTCACGAACAAGGATCTGACCGGGTCGAAGACGATCCCTCTGTCCGAAGATCCGACGGACGTCCTGCGGTCGCCGACGGCGGCGCAGATGACGCGCGCTCTGGCGCAGATGCAGAACGGCGGGACGCTAGGGCCGGAGTTCGACGTCGTCTTCACGACCTACGCGCAGGTGAATTTCGGCGGGAAGGGGAAGCCATACGACCGCCATCACGCGCTCCGCGGGATCGCGCCGTCGGCGATGTTCATCCTCGATGAATCGCACCTCGCCGGAGGCAGCGATGCGAAGCCGCAGGTCGACAAGGCGACGGGGAACCCGATCCCGCGGCGGCAGGATTTCGTGCGTGAACTTCTCGGCGCCTCGCAGGGTGCGGTCTACTCCTCCGCGACCTACGCCAAGAACCCCTATGTCATGAGCCTCTACTTCAAGACGGCGCTCGGTCAGGCAATGCCGAACCCCGAGCGGCTGTCCGAAGTCATCAAGGCCGGCGGTGTCCCGCTCCAGCAGGTCGTGGCGAACATGCTGGTCGAGGGCGGCCAATACGTCCGCCGCGAGCGTTCTTTCGACGGCGTCGAAATGAACATGGAGCAGCTTCCGACCGACGTCGCGAAGGCCGACAGGGCCGCGGAGACGCTGGGGGAGGTGTTCGGTCTCGACCGGGATTTCATGGAAGGCGTGCGCCAAGCCTACATCGAGGAGATGGCCTCGGAAGGCATGTCGGCCATGGGAGACGAGGCGGTCGGGGAAAACTCCGCGTCGTCCGTCGGCTTCGCGAACGTGATGCACAACGTCGTCGCGCAGATGCTCCTCGCCCTCAAGGCCCCTGCCGTCGCGGATCGGGCTATCGCGCTGCACAAGGCGGGCGAGAAGCCGATCATCGCGCTTGCGAACACCAACGAGTCGATCATCAACGACTTCATCGAGGACCAGAAGCTCAAGGAAGGTGACGAGGCGCCGATCACGTTCAACCGCATCCTCGACAGGTACGTCAACAGGCTTCGCCGGATCGGACTCAAGGACGAGAACGACAAGCGCACGTACTACTACCTGACCGACGACGACATCGAGCGGCTGGGCGGAGAGGCGGCTCTGGAGGCGTTCAAGGAGGTCGAGCGCAAGGTCAAGGAGGCGGACCTTTCCGGCCTGCCGGCGTCCCCTATCGACTACGTCATGGACCGGCTGGAACAGGCCGGGATTCAGGTCGACGAGATCACCGGGCGCCAGAACACCCTCCGCGGTGGCGTGGTGACGAAGCGCGTCAGCACAGACCGGTCGAAGAAGTTGGTCATGAACGCCTTCAACGCCGGCCGGGTGAACGCGCTCATCATCAACAAGTCGGGCTCGACCGGGTTCTCCCTTCACGCCACCGCGGCGAAGAACAACGACGGCAAGCAGCGGCACATGCTCCTGCTCCAGCCGGACCCGAACATCGACGACTTCATGCAGATGCTCGGCCGCATCCACCGGACCGGCCAGATCAAGCTGCCGAAGTATACCCTCGCCATCTCGGATCTTGCGGTCGAGAAGCGCGTCGCCGCCGTCCTCATGAAGAAGATGGCGAGCCTGAACGCCAACACGACGGGCGGGAAGAAGTCCGCGGTATCTCTCGAAGCCGTCGACTTCATGAACGAGTACGGCGACGACGTGGTCACGGATTTCCTGCGCGACAACCCTGACATCGCGCAGCGGATTGCCGTTTACCCCCCGAGCGGGGAGGAGAAGACGTCGAGCGATAGCAGCATCGCGGCTCGGTTCACCGGCCGCCTTGCCATACTGCCGTCCGCAGAAGTCCAGCGGATCTACGACGAGATCGAGAAGACCTACGTCGACTACGTCAAGTCGCTGGAGAACATGGGCATCAACACCCTTGAGGCCCGGACGATCCCGCTCGACGCCGAGACGAAGTCGACCATGGAGATGGTCCCGGCGCGCGACGGCGACGGGCCGTTCGACGCCGCGGCCAACGTCGAGACGGTGTCCGTGGCCCGGCTCGGGTCGCCGTACAAGAGCGATGAGGTCAGGAAGCAGCTTGAGGACGCGCTGGCCGGCCGCACGCCGAGGCAGGTGATCGAGGAGGCGATCTCGTCCCTGCGGGACAAGATGCCCGGCTACCTGTCGCAGATCGACGAGGCTATCGCCCGCAAGGAAGAGGAACGCGACTCGACGGAGAGTGAAGCGCGGCAGGGTCGCGCCAACGTGGCCATCGACCACCTCCAGAAGAAGCGCGCTGAGGCCGAGGCTGCGCTGGAGTCGGTCATCGACATGCTCCGCACCATGGCGCCCGGCAATACCGGGAACCTTGGGGTGAACATCGGCGAGGTCAGCGCCAACCTCCCGGCGGTCATTCTCGACATCGACACCCGAAGGGTCAGGGCCAACCCGACCGCCAAGTCGGCGATCATCATCCGGGTAGCCATCGGCGACGCGAGCCGAGAGCTTCGCGCGCCGCTGTCGAAGTTCCGGCCCGCGGTTCTTGCCGCCAACTCCGACGTCGCGGAAGACCTGCCGACGGGCTACTTCTTCATCCCGAACGGCGGGAACATCGCCGGGTCTCCGCCCAAGGTCGTCGCGACCATCGGCGAAAACGAGACCCCCGTCTACGTCGGGGACAGGATCAGGGTCGACAGCTACTCGACCGGACAGTTCGAGGGAACCATCACGGAGGCCGCGCCCTATGGGCAGGTCCGTGTCCAGAACTACCGGGAACCGGTGTCGTCTTGGCAGATCGCGGAGGTCACCAAGGAGGGGCCGAGGGAATGGGGACCGGCGGACGAGGCGTCCCTGAGTTTTTGGGACAACAACGTCGATCAGGACGACACGCAGACCCGCGAGGAGCGGCAGATCATCACCGGCAACCTCCTCGCCGGGTTCGAGACGTTCCGCCGCGGGCAGTTCATTTTCTACACGACGTCGGCCGGCGAGGTTCGGCAGGGCATCCTGATGCCGCGGAACTTCGACGCGCAGCGGGAACTGGACAGTCAAGCGTTCCGGTTCTCCTCGGCGGAGACCGCCGCGCAGTTCCTGTTCGACGGCCCGCGCGCGATGCGGATGATCCTGTCGGAAGACGGGCTCTTCTCGGCGTCCATGAACGACGCCGGCGGATTCGCGATGAATGTCCGCGTTCAGGGTGGGCGCCCGTGGATGCTCCTCCGGCCGGCGCGCGATGCCTTCGCCGGCGACTTCGAGCAGCGTCGCGGCCAGCCGCTTGCGAAGCTCACGGTGATGAGCCGCGAGCGGTTCGTCCGGGGCCTCAAGGCATACGAGGAAAACCTCGGCGCGGTCTTCATCACCAACGCCAACCGGGCCGAGGCGCGCGCGGTGGAAGACGCTGCCGCCAGCCGCGGCCAGAACGAATCCGCGTCGATCAGGGGCCGCGCCTCGGCGCGCGCCGCCGTCCCGAAGCCCGCCGTCGCGCTCTCCGATGAGCAGCGCGAGATAGTCAACATGGTGTCGAGCATCGTCGGGTTCGCCGCCCCGGTCGGGTTCGAGAGCGAGATCCGCGTTCGCGGCTTCGGCGCGCAGCAATGGGGCGTAGACGAAACGAGCGCGGACGGGTCGTTCAACTGGACGACGAACGTCATCAAAATCGCGATGGACGGCCCGGATCGGCGGCGGGCGGCGCGCCACGAGATCGGGCACGCGCTCCAGACGCTCTACACGGATCAGGAGCGCGCCGTCCTCAAGGCCGAGATCGACCGCCTCCGCGAGTTCGTCCGCTCGCACCCGGAAGGGCACCCGGACATCGCAACCGCCTCACCGGCGGAGGTCGAGGCCGAGGCGTTCGCCCTGTATTGGGCCGACCGGCAGGCACAGCGGCCGACCGGGTCCGGGATCCACATCGTCATCCGGCGGGCGTGGGAGCGGATCATCGCGACCTTCGGGCGCGTCAGGAACGCCTTGCAGGGCCGCGGCTACCAGACAGCCGAGGACGTGTTCAAGCGCGCGCTGGCCGGCGGGATGCGCCGGCGCGACCGCAATCCGATGTCGGCGGCGCAGCGGCGCTACCTGTTCGGAACGGGAGAGCCGGAGGCGAGCCCCGCTGCCCCGCAGCCGGGGTCTGGGACGACGCAGGTCGCCACGACAGCAGGCTCATACCGCAAGGCCGCGGCCATCATTGCGGGAATGGGTGGGCGCCGCGTCCTAGACTACGGCGCCGGGCTTGGTCTCGGCAGCGATGCTATGTCCGAGCGCGGGCTCGATGTCTCGTCCTTCGAGCCGAACCCGCAACGGTGGTCCGGCAAGACCCCGGTCACCTTCACCGACTCTGACCAGATCACCGGCCAGTACGACGGTGTCGTCAGCCTCAACGTCCTGAACGTTCTGGAGCCCGAACTCCGCGACGAGGTCACCGCTGACATCCTCGCGCGCGTCGCGCCGGGCGGGTCCGCCTTGATCGGAGCGCGCCGATGGGAGGGGGACGTCGGCGCCACCAAGAACGCCGAGGTGACCGGCGAGCCAGATGCGATATGGGTCAACAAGAGCGGCGTGCGCGTCTACCAGAAGGGGTTCTCCGGGAACGAACTGGTCGACTACGTGACGAGGATGGCCGGCGAAGGCTGGACCGTGCGCCGGGTGAACGGGATCGGCGCTGTTGGGGTCATCGCGACCCGGAGCGCAGATATGGTCTCCGCGGTGCGCCGGCTTCGCCCCGGACAGCAGATCAACACCCCGGTCGCCCCGACGCCGCAGCAGACGTTGGCGCAGGCGCAGGCGGTCTTGCAGCGCACCCGGCGCCATTTCAGCGGGCTGTCCAGAATGGATAAGCTTCGCGTCAAGGTGCAGGACCGGTTCCTCGCCGTCCGCCGCGATCAGGAGCGCATGGTCGCGTCCGGGTTCCAGATGCGGGCCGCCAACGACACCTACGAGGCGGAGGAAAGGTTCCCCGGCAAGGCCGGAGAGCGCATCGCGCTTCTGGAGGAACGGGCTCTCCAGCCGTTCGTCAGGCATCTTCGGGAGTCCGGGATCAGCATCGAGGAACTGGACGACTACCTGATCGCCCGGCACGCGGAGGAGCGGACGGACCGGATCGCGCAGATCACCAACGGGCAGAACATGGAAGGCGCCGGCGTCGATCTCCAGTCGGCGAATGACGTGCTGGCGGATGTGGCCGCCGACGCGCGCCATCAGGATTTTCTCCGGGCGGCGGCGATGATCGACAAGGTGATCCGGGATACCCGCGACCGCCAGTTCCAGTCCGGCCTGATCTCCCGCGAGGAGTACGACTCGTTGCGGACCATGTACCAGCACTATGTCCCGCTCCGTGGGTGGGAAGCCGACCCCGAGCTTGCGGAAGACCAGCCGCTCGGCACCGGCCGCGGCTTCGACATTCGCGGGAAGGAGAACAAAGCGGCGTTCGGGCGCACGACGAAGTCGGACTCCCCGACCGCCTACGTCTTCATGGCGGCGCAGCAGTCGATCATCCGGTCGGAGAAGAACCGCGTTCTCCGCACGTTCCTCCGGTACGTCGACGAGGTGAACGACCCGACCCGGTTCGAGCGGGTCAAGGGCCAGTACCGGAAGCGGATCAACCCGCGGACCGGGTTCGTCGAGGTCTACTTCGTCCCGGCGCAGGCGATGGACGACCGGGACATGGTCTCCATAAAGCAGGGCGGCCGGGAGATCCGCGTCAGGGTCCACGACCGGGACATCCTCCGCGCGCTCCAGCAGTTCGGCTCGGTGGAGGTGAACGGGTTCCTGCGCGGGCTGATGCGCGTGGCGCGCATCTACGCCCAACTCCAGACGCAGTGGAACCCGAGCTTCATCGTCCCGAACTTCTTCCGTGACGTCGAGACGGCGCTCATCAACATCTCGGACGTCGAGAACCTGCCGCCCGGCACCCGCCGGCGCCTGACTGGAAAGCTCGGCAAGAGCATATGGGGGATCATGAAGGCGCTCCGGGAGTCCCGGAAGACGGGGCGCCCGCCGACCGGGGCCGTAGGCCAGTTCTACGAGGAGTTCCGCCTCGCCGGCGGCAAGGTCTCGTTCGGGATGGTCGACCCGGTCGAGCGGATCAAGGATCGCATCGACGACGCGCTCGACACCTCGAAGTGGGGAGGCGTCAAGCGCGCCGCGCGCGATAACCCTGTCTTCCGACTCATCACGGACGCGAACGAGGCGGTCGAGAACGGCGTGCGCCTCGCCGCCTACATCGCGCTCCGGGAAGCCGCGGTGCCGCAGACCAAGGCGGCATCCATCGTCCGGAACCTGACGACGAACTTCAACCGCCGCGGCGAGTACGGGCCGGCGATCAACGCCCTCTACATCTTCTTCAATGCCTCGCTCCAAGGCACGACGAGGATGCTCCACTCGATCCGCCGGTCGAGGACGACGCAGGCCATCGTCGTGTCTCTCGTCGGCGCCGGCTTCGCCATGGACGCCTTCAACATCCTCGTCTCTGAACTGTTCGGCGACGACGACGAGGAGAAGCGCGCCTACGACGAGATTCCGGACTACGTGAAGGAGCGGAACTTCGTCCTGATGATTCCGGGGACGAAGGAGTATCTGAAGCTCCCTCTGGCCTTCGGCTACTCGTGGTTCTACAACACCGGCCGCCTCGTTTCGGCGACGATGCGCGGGGCTGTAGAGCCGGGCGAGGCGGCCAAGCAGACCGTTCTCTCCGCGCTCGATGCCTTCAACCCCATGGGCACCGCGCCGAGTATTGGGCAGTACATCACGCCGACGCTCGCCGACCCTGCGGTCCAGATCGGCGAGAACCTGAACTTCTTCGGCTCGCCGATCCGGCCGGAGAACTTCGACCGCTCGGTGCCGGCGTCGCAGACGGCCTACGATAGCGTCGGCGCGCCGTGGCGCGTGATTGCCGAAGGACTGAACAGCATCACCGGCGGCACGGCCGGGCGGCCGGGCGCCATCGACGTGAGCCCGGAGGACATCGAGCACATCGTCGAGTTCGCGACCGGCGGCGCGGGGCGGTTCATCGCCAACACGATCAAGGCTGGCGGGGCCTTGCTGGGCGCCACGGACACCGAATGGCTTCCGGAAAAGACCCCGATCCTCAACTCCTTCTACGGCTCCGGCGGCACGGTGCAGGCGCAGCGCGACGCCTTCTACCGGGCATGGCGCGAAGTCGATCAGGCGGACCACGAGGTCAAGGAGTTGAAGAAGCGCGGCGACATCGAAATGATGCGCCAGCGCCAGCGCGAGTACCGCACCGAGATCGCCGCCTACCCGCACTTCTCGAAGGTCTACAAGGAGCTTGGCGAGATCCGGCGGGAGAAGTCCCGCATCCGCGACAAGCTCTCCGGAGCCGAGCGGCGCACCGCGCTGGAGCGGCTGGAGGAGCGGGAGAAGCGGCTCATCAGCGGCGTCATGCGCCGGCTTGAGGTCGAGGAGGCGAACTGATGCGCGCGTCGTGGCAGGACATCAGCGCCATCGCGGATGCGATCTACGCCGAGGCCCGCGGCGACGGTGTGCGCTCGATGCGCGCGGTCGGCCACGTCGTCATGAACCGGGCGGCCATCGCCGGCGTTTCGCCGGCGCAGGCGGCCTATGCGGAGGCGCAGTTCTCCGGACTCATGCCGGGCGACCCGAACCGGGACGTCGTCGAGAAGGCCGACCTGTCGGACCCGGCCTACGCCAAGGCGGTTCAGATCGCCACCGAGATCGCCTCCAAGCAGTCCGTCGACCCGACCGACGGGGCGACCTACTACCACACGACGACGATCAAGCCGGATTGGTCGGGCTCGCAGGAGTTCGAGGACGTCGGCACCATCGGCTCCCACCAGTTCTACAAGGCGCCCGAGCGCGAGGTCCGCGCGGTCACGCGGCAGGCGGCCGTCGACATGCCGGCCCGCGACGAGGCGTTCGTCACCGGGCTCCAGCAGGCCGTCTCGCAGGTCGCCGCGGCGCCGGTAGACGCCGAGACGGGCGAGTTCGTCTTCGCCGAGGCGTCGCCGCGGCCCTACGATCAGACGGAGGAGCGCCCGGACCCGCCGTCCACCTTCATGGCCTACGCCGGCATGACGCCGGCCAGCGCCAAGACGGAGCGTCAGATCGACGCCATGACGCCGGAGGGGCAGGCGCTCCTCTCGCAGACCGAGGCGAACCTGTCCCGCATGGGCGAGCTTGGCTACGAGGTGCCCGAGCAGAGCGTCGTCACCAGCGGGATGCGCGACTACAGCACGGACCGCAGGACTCACCCGACGGGTGGCGCCTTCGATCTCCGCACCCGCGGGCTGACGGACGATCAGGTGCGCTCGACCGCGCTCGCGGCGCTCGGCGCCGGCGCGCAGGGGCTCGGCGTCTTCGACGGCAACAAGGACCGGTTCGCGACCCACATGCACGTCGACAACGTCGGCGCATGGGGGCCGGACGTGGCGCTCGGCTCCGCCGTCCCGGCCGACATCCGGAACACCGTGCGCGGCGCCGGCGTGCGCCCGACCGGGGAGAAGATCGCCGAGGCGCTACAGGCGGGCGTCGTCCTCCCGGACGGCACCCTCTCGCCCGACTTCGTCACGCAGGGCACGATCCCGCGCGAGGGACCGCGGGCGCGGCCGGAGCCGGAGGCGATGGTCGCCGATCTCGGGGCGGGGATGCCGTCGTGGGCGGCTGAGGGGATGGCTGCGCCCTACGCCGAGGAGGAGATGGTCGCCGCGGTGCCGGAGATGGATCCGGGGCAGCGGGTGACGCAGGCGTGGAACGAGATGGCCGGCGACATCCGGACGCTCCCGCGGGAGTCGATGATCGGCGCCATGGCGGACGAGATGCCGGTCGACGTCCCGGCGCCGGACTACGCCGGCGACGGCCTCGCCACGCCCTACGCCCCGGACGAGAGGATGGTCCGGACCGAATCCATGCCGGCCGACATCGCCGGCCGCGTCGAGCAGGGCTTCGGTGCCTTCGGCGGCGACATCAAGACATTGCCCTCGCCCGGCCTCATGGCGGCCCAAGCGGCGCCCGTAGAGACCGTTCCGGGGTATGACCCCCTCTCCTCTCCCATGGTGCCCCAGCAAGCTCCTGTGGCCCCGCAATACGATCCCCTGTCGTCGCCCATGGCGCCGGGTCCGATCCCGACGGCGCGTCCGGGCGGCCCCGCCCCTCCGCTCACCGGCCCGAACACGGTCGCGGCGGCTCCGATTCCGGCCGTGCCGGCGGCGCCGGTGGCCCCCGTCGACGAGGAAGCCGACATCGTCGGCGCCGTCCCGGACCCCACCACGGCGACGCGGCCGGACGACATCGGCCATCTGACGGGCGACTACAGCGTCGCCGCGGCCGGCACTCCGATCCCACCGGACCGGCCGGAGCGCGACACTTTCATGGGGAACATCATCGGGCAGGGCTTCGGCATGGTCGGCGGCGGCATCATGGCCGGTATCCCCGGCGCCATGCTCGGCCGGAAGGTCGGCGGCGCGCTCGGGCGCGGCGCGTCCCGGCTCGGGCTCGGCGACTGGATGGACGACGTCGTGCAGGCCGACCCGCGGCTGGAGGCCGGCATCGAGGCCGGCTGGTCGTCGCCGGACGGCTCGCTGAACAGCGAGTGGGACGACAAGCGGTACTGGTCGGAGATCAGCAAGAACGGCTACACGAACAACGAGCGTAACATCCAGCTTGCCATGTCGCGGGAGCAGCGCGAGCGCGCGGCGGCCGGCCAGAAGACGTGGGCCGACGCCTTCGGGATCAATCAGGACACCTCGATCCTCGACGCCGGCAAGGACGCGCTCGGCAGGATGGTCTCGGATCTCGCTGCGCCTATCGTCGACCCGATCAAGGAGAACGTGACGACGCCGATCCGCGAGGCGTGGGAGGACAACGTCACCGAGCCGATCAAGACGAACGTCACCGAGCCGATCAAGTCGGCGGTGCGCGGCGTGACCGACCCGATCCGGTCGACCGTGCGCGGCGTGACGTCGGCCATCACCACGCCGATCTCCAACACGGTCGATGCGGCCACGGAATCCATCGGCGAGGCGACGAAGTCGGTCCTCTCCGACGTGACGTCGTCGGTGTCTTCGTCGAACGTGACCCCGCCGACCGACCCGCAGCGCATGGAGGCGCAGCGGACGGTCGAGAAGGCGTCCGAGCAGGCGGCCGAGCAGGCGGCCGAATCGCAGTCCTCGTCCTCGTCGTCCGACTCCTCGTCCTCGTCGTCCGGCGACAGCGCAGGATCCGGGAACCCGAACGAGAATGGCGGCGGTGGCAGCGACGAGGAGAGCCGGAACACGAACGGCACGGGCGGGCTCTATTCTCTGGAGATGCGCGACAAGGAGCGCCGCAGGAACCGAGGCGGCCCGGTCAGCGTCACGATCTAGTTGGTGGACAGCGGCGCCTAACCGCCACGGTGCGGTAGATCGGCCACGCGATGAAGGTTCAAGGTTTTCGCGCCAAACCGACGGGGTGCCCCATGAAGCTCATCGACAACTGGAAGGAAATCGCGCGCGACGCCTACTCGATGCGCTGGCTCTACCTCCTGTCCATCGTGGCCGGCATCGAGGTCGCCCTCCCGTTCTTCCTATCCGGCTTCATGGTCCCGCCGATCTGGTCGGGGCTTCTCACGCTCGTCATTGCCATCGCGGCGATGGTCGGGCGGATCACCTACCAGTCGCACCTGACGCGGCCGAAGCCGCAGGTCGAGGAGGAGCCATGGGTGTAGAGCATCGCTCTCGCTTCCGCGTCGGCGCCAAGACAACGGCGGCCGGCGCGGCCATCATCGCGCTCGTCGCCGGCTTCGAGGGGCTTCGGCAGACCGTCTATGCCGACCCGGTCGGGATCCCAACCGTGTGCTTCGGCTCGACCAAGGGGCTGACCAAGGACATGGTCGGGAAGGTGACGTTCACGCGCCCGGAGTGCGACGCCCTTCTCGTCGAGGAGATCGTCGAGCATGAGCAGCGGGTGCGAGCGTGCTTGAAGAACCCCGACTCGCTCCCGGCCGGCGTCTACGAGGCGTCCGTTTCGTTCGCCTTCAACGTGGGCACTGGTGCCTTCTGCGCTTCGACGATGAAGCGCCTTCTCGATGCCGCGAACTGGCGCGCGGCGTGCGACCAGCTTCCGAAGTGGAACAAGGCGCGCAAGCTCGGGGTGCTCATCACGCTCCCCGGCCTCACGAAGCGCCGCGCGGTCGAGCGCGAGCGGTGTCTGGAGGGCCTGCCGACATGATCCCGCTCTGGATGATCGTCGCCGGCGGCGCCGCGGCCTTCACGGTCGGGGGGGTGACAGGATTTGCCGCCGGGTGGTGGGCCGGCGACACGTCGCAGGCGATCATCACCATGCAGGAGACCTTGAAGGCGGCCGAGCTTCGGGCGGCGGCCGCCCGGCAGGAGGCCGAGATCGCGGCCGTCACCATCGCCGAGCAGACCAAGCAGATCGCGATTCTGGAGCAGACCAAGGCGACCGGCGCCCTCCTCGCGGCGCGCATCGCACGAGACGAGCGGGAGGCGCTGGATCGGGCGAGGGAACTGGAGGAGCAGATCGATGACGTCACAGCGAGACTGGAGCAGGCGCAAGCGGCTCGCGGCGGGTGCTCTTGCGTGTTCGATGATGATGATCTCCGCCGGCTGCGCTCCCTCGAAAGGACCGTCGCCCCGCCCGGTGCAAGTCGCCCTGCCAGCGACGGCGCCGCGCGTCCCGGTTCCACCGTTGCCCGCTGAGGTCGCGCAGCCATGTACGCTCGGGACCATTCCCCGCAAGATGGAGGCGGCCGCGGCGCATCTGGCCGGCCGCGTCGTTGCCTGCGAGGAGAGGAGGCGCGCCGCCGTCTGCGCCTATCAGCGCGTCGAGACGGCTTTCGGTGTGGGTGCGCGCGATGACGAACGAGGAAATCCAGAAGATTGCCCATGACGCGGCCGAGCTTGCCGCGAAGAAGGCCGTGCGCGAGACCTTGACCGCGCTCGGGATCAACGGCGACAACCCGCTGGAGTTCCAAGAGCAAATGCACTTCGTCCGGACCCTTCGGTCCGCGGCGGCAACAGTAGGCCGGCAGACCCTCACGGTCATGATCGGCGCAATCGTGATGGGTGTGCTATGGTCGGTGTGGGGGAAGATCGGGGGGCCGCCGAAATGAGCGTGACCGCCGTCAAATTGATCGCCGGGACAGGAGTGTGGATCACGTTTGCACTGCTTCTCATGAGCGGTTTCTCGACGTGGTACATCATCGACCGCATCGTCAATCCGACCGATAAAGCCTTTGAAATACAGGACTTTACGGTCATAAATCCCGTCGTAGCGCCGGGCGAGGTCGTCGTCTTCTCCCTGACCGGCGCGCGCTACCACAACTGCCCGTCCATCATCGCGAGCTTCTGGATGGACGAGGACGGCGCACCGGTTACCCGGTTCCCGCCACTCACGGGTGGCTACACGCCCCTCGATCCGGACGGCTACACGATTCCGGTCCGGATCCCGGCGCCTGACCGGGACACGGTCACAGGCGAGCCTGTGCCGCCGGGGATCTACCACTACCGATCCCTCAACGCGCCGCTCTGCCGGCACCTGTCCCCGACCGAGACGCCGGACGCGGTGATCTGCCTCGTTCGCCCCGACCAGCCGAAGCCGCCCTGCGCTACTGATCCGGGCGCTCTGGAGGCCGCGGTGCAGCGATGGTCTGTCCAGTCGCCGTAGCGACGCCGGACCAGTAATTCGATTCACGGGACGCGCAGCCGCCGAGAATGGCGAAGAGGACCACGGCGCCGACTGCGATGAGCAGGGCGACGTGGCTGGTCACGGCTGGATCAGGCCATCGCATCGTTGATCTCCTTGGCAAGCCGGTCCTCGCGGGGATTCGCGGGCCGGGGCTCCATGTCGTAGAGGCGTGAGCAGGCGTCGACGAGGTCGTCATGCGGCGCGAAGGGGAACAACGTCATCTCCTCGATGAGCATGACCGTCAGGTCGTACACCTCCCGGTTCTCGTTCTGCCGCTTGATCGGCCGCGCGATCCGGTGCGCCTGCCCGGTCTCCATCATCCGCCGGGCTGCGCCGGACTGCGAGACGACCGGCTTGTAGAGGATCGCGTTGCCCTTCAACTCCCATGTGCATTCGGTGTGGTGCTGCGGCGACCAGACGACGGCCGGGAGCCAGAACCGGCTGTGCCGGACGTCCGGCTCCAGCCGCTCGACACGGTCCTTCTTGGACTGCGAGATCGAGTCCCGGCTCCAGTTCAGTTCCGTGATGTGGAAGTTCGGCCCGTGGGTCATCTGTTGCTCGCGGACGTATTCGAGGTCCACGGCCATGCCGTACTGTTCCCAACCGACCTTGATGAGCGCGACGCCGGGCCGGTCCTTCCATTTCCTGTAGAGGTCGCGGACGTGCTGCCATCGCTCGGACAGCGCCATGCGGTGACAGTAGCCGTCCAACAGGTATTTGTTCCCCTCCGCGTCGATGCCGATCACGGCGATGGCGGTCCGGTCGGACGTCGCCGAGCGGCCCTTCGACGGGTCGACCATGATGTAGACGTTCACGGTCGCCGGCCGGACGTCGTAGTGCCGCAGCCAGTCCGGGCGGAAGACGTTCTCCTTGCCCGCGGTCGGGTTCTGGAGCATCTGCGCGGCCACCGTGGTGCGCTGGTCGCGGACGACTTCCATCCACTTCTCGGGCGAGAGGAACACCGGCTTGCCGTCCACCTCACCGGTGTCGGTCGCCGGGTAGATCCGCTGCTTCACCGAGCCGCGCTGGATGAGGACGCCGTAGGTGTCGTTGTAGCTGTAGCGGGTGCCGACGTGCCACTTCCTCGTCCCCTCTCCGACGCCGAGGTTGTCGGAGAGTTCCCACGCGGTCGTCACCTTCAAGACCATGTCCGGGTTGGAGACGAGATCCTGATCGACGAGATCGTCGTAGACGAGAAGGCGGAAGTGGCGGCCGGTCGGCGAGCCCTGCACCAGCCCGAACGCCTCGACGGTCGCCTCCTTGGGGTTCGACTGCCGCTTGACGACGATCCCCTCGTCCGACCACTTCGGCGCCTCCTTCGCCGGGTTGTCCCATAGGACGTCCGGGAACACCGCCTTGAGGAGTTCGTTCGATTCGAGTTCGCGCTTGATCTGCTGGAGGAAGGGGATCGCGATCTTCGAGGTGCCGGCGAAGATGCCGACCGTGATCTCCGGATCGCGCAGGATCTCCTGAATGACGCCGGCGAAGGTGATGAACGTGCTCTTGTAGTGGTAGCGCGCCCACAGATCGAGGTAGCCGTCTGGCTCCGCCTCCACCTCCCGGCAGCGGTCGTAAAGCCACGGGTGCAGCGCGTCGTGGCGCCGCAGGAGGACGGTCGTCAGGTAGAAGCGGTCTTGGCAGGCCGCATAGGCTTGCTCGTAGCGGGACATGATCGGCGCCGCGCGCCGGACCCAATCGAAATACTCGTCGAAGGAGAGGTAGGGCAGTTCGTCCCGGATGAAGTCGATGACGTCGGGATGCGGGCGCTTGAGCGGGTCAGGGTCCGCGGCGCCCATGGTCAGGTATCGCTCGCCGTGGTCGACCATCATCCCTCACCGGTCGGACGTCTTCTCGCTGCGAAGATATACTCGATCCGACGCCGCGCCGCACACGGGGCACTTCGCGTCCTTGAACGCCCGTGCCGTCACCGCGATGGCGCACAGGCGCGGGATGATGATGTCGCTGTCCTCGCCGCAGTCCCGGCAATGTGCCGGGACCACCGAGAAGAAGCGAGGGTTCGACGGGCGGCCCACTACCAGCCCGTCCACATGAAGACGATGAGCCGCAGCGCCCCCGACGAAACGGTGATGATCGCCGTCGTCGCCACGGCGGCGAGCGCGATATCCTCGCCGTCGGCGCGAATGAACCAGTCGTAGACCCGGCGGATCATTGCAGTTGCTCCTTCCACGAGTGCGGCGGGTTCGCGGCCCGCTTGGCTGCGTAGCGCGCGACAACGTCGCGGCCGGCGGCGGTCGGCCAATAGCCGCTGTCCCTCTCATCACCCCTGACCCATTCGATCCAGCCTAGCCGTTCCATGGCCATAAGCTCGTCAGGCGTCGGTTCCTTCCCCTCCTCCGCGAACTTTACGAAGCGGGGGAGGACGATCATCAGAAGGGACTCCGTGGCAAGGTCGAGTTGGTCTTTAAGCTCGGCGAGCCGGGCGATGGTCTCGTCGATCAGGGCGTTCGCGGCGAACTGGCGGAGCCTCGCCATCAGGTCGGTGTCGTCGCTCATTTCTCTCCAAGCTCCTTGTCGATGCGGGCGAGGAGCCCGGCTGCGAGTTCCGACCCGACGCCGGCGATGCGCTGCCAGTCCTCGACGTACCATCGCGCGTCCTTGAGTAGTTCGCGCAGGCGCTCCGCCGGCTCCGCCAGCCTGCGTTCGCGCTCCCGCGCGCGGGCGATGTCCGCCTCGATCTTCTCGTGCATCTTCCGGTCGCTCTCGGCCCGGCGGCGAAGGACGGCGACCGGGTCGTGCTGCCCGCAGTAGCGGAGCTTCCCGTAGGTGTGCTTCGGCTCCCGGCTACACTGTGTCGGGAACAGGCCGCGACCGTGCCAGACGGACGCGCAACATCGGTCCGGGTTGTGGCGGAACGCGCCGCCCCTCCACCCGGAGATCGGCGGCGAGACCCGCGCGGCTTCATCCTCGGTCATGTCACTCATCGTCGAAATCCTCCGAGAAGATGTTCTTCGTCGGCCCGGCGCAGGTCGGCTTGACCCGGCCGTAGCCGATCAGGCCGTGGATCTGCCAGTCGCCTTGCTTCTGGAGCCCGAGCGTGAGGTTCCCGGTGAAGCCGATATAGCCCCGGACCTGCGCCTTCGACCGCTTCTTGCGGTCGACGATGTCGAGCGTCCCGGTCACCTCGCCCATGGCGCTGACGAGGAGCCGACCGTCGAGGATCCGCATCGGCCGCGGCGCGCAGGTCGCGGTCTGGATGTGCGCCTTCCGGCCGAACTTGAGGTGGCACTCCATCGAGTTGCCCTGCACATGCAGGACCGTGATGCGGTGCAGGCCGCAGATGAGTGGTTCCGGCCACTCGTCCGCGGCGGCGTCGCCCGGCGAGGCCGCGGCGACCGTGGCTGCGATCAGGGCAGCGAGGAAGGTGCGACGATTCATTGGTCGCGCCTCCTCTTCACGAGGTAGACCCACGCGCCCACCGCCGCGACGGGCAGAACGAGCACGCCCCACCCGGCCACGAGGATGGCCATCGTTGCGACTACGATCAGGATGATCGTGACCACGATCACGATCAGGTAGTCGGTGGCGTCGAGTTGCGGATCCGGTTCCCACGTCATGCCGCACCCCCGATCTCGCCGGCGGCGAAGCGGCGCGCGACCTCCGCATGAAGGTCGGAGAGCGGCACCTCCGAGAGCGGCGTGCCGCACACGACCCGGCGCATCGTCTTCTCGACGAAGCCGTGGATCATGTGGTTGGCCTCCTCCAGCGTCAGCGACCCCTCGTCGACCTTGCCGACGTCACCGACCCATTTCTCCTGCATCCCGCGATAGGTCGTTGGGAGGAGCGGATGCAGGATGATGAAGCGCGGGCGCTTCGGAGCCGACTTGAGGCGGAACGGCCGGGCGTAGCCCCACACCGAAAGGTAGTAGAAAACCGTCAGGCAGACCGTCCGGCCGGCGTTGGACTCGGTGCGGGTTATGTTCGCCTGCGGCGCGTAGATGGCGCGGTAGACGTCTTCCGGGTCGACCTCCTGTCCGACGCTGACGGTGCTCCGGATGAAGGCGTAGATTTTTTCGGACAGCGTCTCGGTGTCCGTGTTGTCGATCAGCGACATGGATCCCTCCTGTTGGTCAGGCTGACTGCATCACGCGGCGGAGCGCGCCGCGGGTGTGCTCGTACATCGCGGCGACGATGGCCTCGCTCATCGTTTCCTGAAACCGCGGCTTCCACTTCTTCCAGACGGCCTCGACGTCGGTCTTCGATTCCGCGACGTCGAGATCCATGAGGTAGGCGTCTTCGTCGGCGCGCTGCTCGGTCGTCAGCACGATCTCGGGCTCGCCCGGCACCTGCGGCTCGCCCGGCCGCTCGTCTCGCTCCTGCGGCAGCGGATCCTCCCGCGGCGGCGGCGGCGGCCGGCGGGGCGGCTGGCGCACGGGTGGCGGCGCCGGCGGCGCCCGCCGTGGCAGGCTCGGCTCCGGCCGCCGGTCGTCGTAGGCGGCGCCGATGTCCGCGTCCTCGTCGCTGGCCACGCCCAGCGCCACGCAGGCGGCGTAGCGGCGCGCGTAGGTCAGGTTGCCGCCGATCTGCTGCATGGCGGCGCCCGCCTGCCCGGCCGGCATCCGGCCGGCGTCGATCACTCCGCCGCCCCGGTGCAGGATGCGGGTGCAGACGACGAGGCCGCCGTTCTGCGTGATCTCGACCGACTGCGCGAGCGCGAGCCCGTGCTTGGCCAGCACCGGCAGCGCCACGGCGAGGACGTCGGCGATGTCGGCGTACTTGTAGCTGTAGCCCTGCCGCCCGTCCTTGCCCGGCACCTTCGCCTCCTTGTTCTTCGGGATCGCCGGCACCTCGCCCTGAAAGGCCGACAGGGCGGCGTAGGCTTCGGCGAGCGGGTCACCGGCGGACATCGGCGACCTCCTCGATCTCGACGCCGTCGACGACGAGCCCGCGCTTCACGTCCGCCTCGACCAGCCTCTTGAGCACGTCGACGAAGGCCGGCTCCATCCGGTAGCGGGCGATCACCTTGTCCATGTCGACGATGCGCGGGATGCGCTTGATCCCGACCGACGACGCGCGGCCGGTGACGGTCTGGATCCGCTGCGGCAGGATCTCCGGCGCCGGCTCCGGGGTGGGCTCCACGGGCTCTGGCGCGGGCGCTGACGCCCGTTCCGCTTCGGCGGCCCTCCGGGCCTCCTCCTCCGCAAGGCGCCGCTGGCGGGCCTCCTCCTCGCGCTGTGCGCGGAGCTTGGCGGTCATGTAGGCGTCCAGCATCGCCTTAAGCGAGGCGTCGGCGGTCTTCGACCGGGCGATCAGCGGGCGAAAGTGCTCGTCGACCGCCTGCCCGGCGCGCAGGTGCGGTTCCTTGCGCTCCGAGCGCAGCTTGTCCAGCTTCGACCCGATCTTGCCGATGGACGAGCGCAGGCCGGCCACCTTCGTGGCCTCCTCGTCGGTCCGGATCTCCTCGTAGCGCGCCGCGGCGACCTCAAGCTCGATCAGGTTCTCGACCAGCAACGTCTCCTCGTCGACCGTCTCGGCGTTCCGGCGCACGACGGTGGCCGCCGCCTCGTCGACGTCCGGCCACTCGCCGGTCTCCATGCGCCGCTCGTAGACGAAGTGCGCTATCGGATGCCGGCAGGACCGCTGGAAGATCGACCAGACCCGGTCCGGGTCGCAGGTCGGTTCGTTGTGGTCGACCTGCGCCCACATCGTCCCGTCGTCTTCCTTCCAGATCGCCACCGCGGACGGCAGTCCGTCGCGGTTGTTCCGCCGGTAGTAGCCGATGTGCGGCTCGCCTTCATGAACGGGCATGTCTTCGCCGGCGAGCGAGCGCCGCCAGTACGTCCAGTCCGCTGTCATGCTTCCCTCCTGTGCCGAAGCAGCATCTTGCACCGGCTTCACCGACGTGTCAACATGCGCTCAACACAGGAGGCGACCATGGACCAGATACGGCGGCGCGAGCAGCCGGCCAAGACCATAGACGAGATCGTGCGCGATCACCTGCACCAAGTCGTCAGCCGGCGCGGCTTCGCCTACAAGGCGCTCCGCAGGCGGGTGCTCGACAACGGGGTGATCCCCGAGCACCTGTGGCTCCCGCTGGAGGCGACCGGCGTCTCGTGGGACGACATCTGCGCGATCCACGGCATCAGCGCCGGCCCGGCCCGCATCATCAAGCGGTTCGGCCTCATGCGCGTCGACGGCAAGCGCGGCCGGCAGCACATGATGGATCGCCTCGGGGTCTGCAAGACCGCCATCAGCCATTGGGCGGGGAAGAACCACGTCCCATGGGGCCGGCGTTTCGAGTTCATCAAGATGGCGTTGGAGGACTTCGGGCTTGTCCTCGACGTCGAAGACCTGAGCCCCGGAGGACGTCGGTCATGAAGCCGCAGCAGATGGAAGCGTTCGAGCCGAAGGAGACCGGCGAGGTGGTGGCCGGCGCCGAGATCAAGCAATTCGTCGAGCGGGTCGAGCGGCTGGCCGAGGAGAAGAAGGCGATCAGCGACGACATTCGGGACGTCTTCGCCGAGGCGAAGGGGCGTGGGTTCGACGTCAAGGCGCTCCGGACGATCATCCGCCTACGCGCCAAGGAGCCGCACGAGCGCGAGGAGGAGGAGGCGATGGTCGACCTCTACAAGTCGGCGCGCGGGATGCGCTGATGCTCCGCATCCCCCGCCACCAGCAGGCGGCGCCGCCGCGCGAGGACGAGATCCAGCGAAGCATCGTGTCGCTCCTCACCGTCGTCCTGCGTCGCGATGTCATCATGTTCCATCCGGCCAACGGGGGCAGTCGGCACGGCGTTGAGGCGGCGAAGTTCAAGGGGCTCGGCGTCGTGCCGGGGGTGGCGGATCTCATCTTCCTCGCGGACGGTCGTGGGTACGCGATGGAGGTGAAGCGACCGAAGCTCGGGCGCCAGTCGCCCAGCCAAGAGACGTTCGAGGCCCGGTGCATCGGTACGGGCATCCCGTACCGGATCGTCACCAGTGCAGAGGAGGCGCTGCAATGCGCGAGGGATTGGGGATTGGTGAGGGCGACGCTGCCGGCGTCCCCATCACGGGACTGAGCGAATGCACCTGCCGCTGGCCGCTGTGGCCGGTGGTGCGGCGCCGGATCCGCTTCGAGGAAATCCGGTACTGCGGCCGGGCGGTGTCTCCCGCCCGCGCCTATTGCGAGCAGCATGACGCGGTCGCCCATGGCCGGGCGGCCCTCGACGACGTCGACTTCCGCGTCGGCGACGAGGTGCTGCATGACGAGGAGTAGGCTTCCCAGCCTCGTCGAGACGAGGGACGGGCTTGCCCTGATGATCTCCCGCGCCGAGCGCGCGGGTGACACCGGCCGGGTGGCGATGATCCACGCGGCCGACATCGACATCCTGCGGTCCGCTTGGCACCGGCTTCTCGAAGTCGAGGCGCAGCAGATCCGTGACAGATTGCGTGGCCGTTAGACGGCGAAATTTGGAGGGACACCATGTCGAGCATCGGACCAGTCGAGCAAGCCGCACGCGCCCGCCGGCAGCAGCTTCGCGCCAAGTTCTTCCCCGACCGGGAACACCTCATCGCCCGGTCGCGTCACAGAGCCTCACCGCACCCGGTCGACGTCGTTCAAGGCTGCGTCCTGATGGAGATGGCCGAGGAGCCCGAGGCCCCAAAGGTCACCGAGGTGGAGGCGATGATCGTCCCGCCGGTCGGCATGGACGTAACCCCGGAGGTGCTGTCCTTCGTCGGCTCCTATCCCGTCACGATGTACCTGCACGAGCCGACCACGAAGCGCAGCGCGAAGGCGATCATCAAGCTAACAGCCGCGGCGCACGGGTTCCGCGTCGATGCCTTGGCCGGCCCGCGCCGACAGAAGGATCTCGTCTTCGCGCGCCACGAGGCGATATGGCGCGTCGCGATGGCCTGCCCGCACCTGAGCCTCCTAAGCATCGGCCGGCTGATCGGGAACCGCGACCACACGACGATCCTGCACGCGATCCACGCCTACGACGAGATACTGCGCGCGCAGGGCCGCACCGCCTTCGTGGCGCAGTGCATAGAATGGGGCGGGCTCACAGCCGACGAAGCGGAGCGGACCTTCGACAGCGGCGCGCAGGCGCTCCGGCGAGAGCGGGTGAAGGCGAAGGCCGACCGCGACGCGATGAAGAAGCGGCTGGAGCGCGAGGCGCAGCGGGCCGCCCGTGCTGTGGAAAACGGGGACAGCGCGAAGGGGGGTGCGAAGTGATCGGCAAGCGCACGGCGGCGAGACTGCGTCGCGAAAAGATCAACGAAAACAAGGTCTGGCGCCTCATACACGACCAGAAGATCGCCGGGATCGAAAACGAGGTCGTGACCCGGCTGATCGAGAATCGGAAAAGCCCAATGGAATCAAAGGGGACGCGCCAATGAACCGCCGGGCTTTATCGAGGCAGCGGAAGGAAAACGTCAATGAAATCAAGCGATGGTTGCTTCTTCTGGAGCAGAAGATCGCCGGGATCGACGAAAAAGTGGCACAGAAACGGGTCCGGCGGGGCGAAAAGCCCAATGAAATCAGCGTCCCGTGCCCAAAGCGCCTCGCGCGCACATACGTATGGGTGCCCGCGCGCGTAGTTGTTTCTTTCTCCTCACTACGTTCGGAGGATAGGGATCCACCTTCGGTGTCTCCCTCTCCTCCTCCACTTCGTTCAGAGGTTAGCCTCGCTTCGCTCGGCCCGCTCGCTTCGCTCGCTGACCCCCTGACTGATTTTTCAAATCCTTCGGATTGTGAAGAAATCAGTCCTCCCCCGCTGCCGGCGGCCGATCCGGAACCCGGTCCGACCCGGACATCGCGGGTTTCGGGGAAAAGTCGGATCGGGCTTGCGTCTCCCGGCTGGGATGTGTTCTGGTCGGTCTACCCCAAGCGGGCCGGCCGAGTGGCGGCGGAGCGGGCGTGGCGGGTGGTGGTCGAGCGTGGCGGCGTCGACCCGGAGATGGTCATCGAAGCGGCCCGGCGGTACGCGGCCAGCCGGGTGAGGCAAGACCCGAGGTACACGCTCCACCCGGCATCGTGGATCCGGGGACGGCGGTTCGAGGACGAGGAGGGATCCGGCAGTGAACAGCATCGTGGCGCATCGTGGTCCTTCTCCGGACGAGACCTCCTTGAGGCGGTCCGTCGCGGTCCTTCTGGCGGAGATCCAGTCCCGGCCGGGAGTGCGCGTCCCGCCGATCAGCCGGCCGCTGACGGACGCGGAGCGCGAGTGGGCGGACGCCCGGCTGCGGGAGATCCGCGCGGACCTCGCGCCGAAGGAGTTCGACGTCCCGGTCGCTGACGCCTTCGTGGACTTCTTCATGGCTTTCGAGAGGATCCCGTTCGAGGTGGCCGAGCGCGTGGTCCGGGTCTATTGGGACGCGGTCGCGGAGTTCCCGGAGTGGGCGACGCTCGCCGTGCTGCGCGAGTTCCGGACGGGCGTGATCCAGCATGACGGCCATCGTGCCCCGTCGGCTGCACAGGTCGCGCAGGCGCTCCGCGCCCGTGTCGCCCCGCTCAGGGCCGAGGCGTTCGCGCTGGAGCGGCTTCTGGCGGCGCGTCCCGTGGATGAGATTCGCGGCGAGGTGCGGGCCGTGGCGCCCGCTCCGGCGCCCGTGCTGCCGTTGCGGCGTGACCCGGCGAAGGCGAGTGGGGCGGAGGCCACGCCTCGCTCGCCTGTGGTCTTCGTCCCGCGCGACGACGAGCGTTTCCCGGACCTCGCGGCGCGCTGGAGCGCCGAGGCCGGCAAGGTGATCCCGGACGACGGCGAGGGGTGGCTGTTCCCCTCGCGCTGGGTCGTCTGACGAGATGGTCGCGCGCGGGGCCGATCCCTCCTTCGCGCTCGACCGGGGTGGCGTCGCCTCGAAACGCCACCCCACCCTTCCCCCTCCCGGCGGCGGCTTCGCAACCCTCTCCCGTTCAGGCGCCGGGGAATCGAGCTACGGCGCGCATCATCTGCCCCGCGCGGACCGGGCTTGATCGGGGCGGCGGCCGGTTTGTCTCCATGGGCCGGTCGCCGTTCTTTCGTCTCGGGCACGGGACGATCCCCCGGAGGTTCCTCCTCCCCCTCCGGGCAAACTGAAAGGGCCGGCTACGCGCCGGCCCTCCTTTCTTCCTCGATGGTCTTCATCGTTGCGACCACGGTCTCCGGGATCCGGATCGTCCCGGTCTCCCATCGCCAGAGCGTGATCCGGTCCCGGCTGAGCGCCCGCGCGGCGGCGCTCCTGTTGCCGGCAAAAACCCTATCCATCCACGCGCGGAAATCCTTCGGGCTCATGGTCACCTCTTGAGGAAGGGGATGACGTCCCCTCCGTGCTCCCGGCTCACGCCGATTGCCCGCGCGACCTTCCGGCGGACCTCCGTCGATCCGGGCGGGACGTAGGATCCGGGTTCGACCTTGAGCCCGAGGTTGCGCGACAGGCGCACGAGCGCGTGCCACGTCAGGTCGACGTCGACGATGGCCGGCACGATCCGCCGGGTGTCGGTCGCCGTGCAGGCCGGCACGGCGGCGAGCGTGTCGTCTCCCCGCTTGACGACCACGTAGAGGGCCGCTGCCGGCTCTCCACCGGTCGCGGCGGGGTCGAGCGGCTTGGCCAGCAGTTCGAGTCTCACGGGCTCGCTGCGCGTCCGGAATGGCCACATGATCAGACCTCCCCCTCGCCGGCCGAGCCGTCGACGTACCGGAGATAGCTCACGCGGCCCTCGCCGGCGTTCCCCGGTCCATTCCAGCCGTCGAACTTCGGCAATCCCTGCGTGACCGGGTGCGCGGCGCCCGACCGGACCGTGCCGACGCGGGCGGAGCCGCGCGCGGCCATCGCCTTTTCGAGATCGGCGACGGCGACCTCGACGCGGACATCCCGGACGCCGGGGATCCGCTCGATCAGCACGGCGGTGGTGGCCGGCGCGACCCGGCCAAGGAAGGCGTAGCGTGACGTTCCCATGGTTCCCTCCTCTCGCCTCACGGCGCGTCCCAATGCACGTTCCGGAGCGCCTGCGCGGCGCGCTCGATGCCGGCCAGCCATTCCGTGTAGGCGGCGCCCTGCGGCCCGTCCTGCCAGCGGATCGGCTGGCGGTTCAGCCATTGGCGGCCGTGCCCCAGCGACATCTCCAGCGCCTCCAACGTCTCGTCGAGCAGCTTCGCCGTGTGCCTGTCCAGACTCTTCATGGATCCCTCCTATGCGGGCGGGTGGTGCCCGAGAAGGCCGGCGGATCGCACCCGCCGGCCGGCTCTCGCATCACTCGTAGCGCGGGCGGAACTCCGGGAAGTGCTTCGGCGCCTTCCCGACCGGATGCACCTCAAGGCAGTAGCGGCCTCCGGAGTAGGCCATGGACGAGAGCGGGCGCAGGCTGCGGTTCCGGTCCTGCATCCGCTCCAGCAGGTCGCCCATCCGCCGGCAGGCCCGTGCGGCCTCGCCCTTGGTCTTCCAGCGGCGCCTGAGGGTCCGCCGAAGGTCGCCGTAGGTGAACCACCAGCCGCCCTCCTCCGGGCCGCCGTAGCCCATGCCTAGCTCGTAGACGTGGATTGCGTAGCGCATCACGACGCCCTCCTCTCGCCGGCGTAGTAGCGCCGCCACGACCCGCCCATTTCGTCGAAGTCGCGGATCGAGACGTGGTCGCGGGCGGTGCGCTTGCGCGCCGGGTGCTCGGCGATGACGACGTAGCGCATCTCCTCGCGGTCGAGCGCGGCGCGCTGGATCGCCTCCGCCTGATCGAGCGTGTCGCAGCGGACGGACAGGCGGGAGACCCCGCCCTTCGCCTCGCCCCAGCCGCTCAAGAACCTGTCGACCATGTTGACGTAGAAGCTCATGGATCCCTCCGGGTGGTGGCGCCGGGCAACCCGCCCGACGCCCTCGACTATACACGAAACTGTTGCATATGCAACGGTGTCACCAATCCTGCACCCGCACCTCGACGGTCAGACCGGGGCGGAGAAGGGTCCGGGGGACGGTGAACTCCAGCCCGGAGGCTGTCGCCATGACGGCGCGCGAGCGCGGCCACGTCTCGCGGACGTAGCCGATGGCTTCGTGCAGCGTCGGGAACTCCGCGACGCGGTTCATGGTGGTGGGCGTGAAGCCGCGAAGCACGACGGTGGTCATCTGGATCCCTCCGAGCGGATGGCGCGCCGCAGGTGCGCGATGAAGGACTGCCGGCTCCCGTAGTCGTGCCGGCAGGCGGGCGAGTGTGAGACGACCGCGACGAGGCGGCCGTCGATCCGGACCTGTAGGTGCTTGCCCCCGACCCGCACGTCGACGCGGTCGCCAAGCGGATCGAGGATAGCGCGCACGCGCGGGTCCGCGAGGATGCGGTGCCGCGCCATCAGTCCTCGTCCTTCTCGGTCGCCGCAAAGGACAGGATGCCGATGCGGTTCCCGTTGAAGTCGCGAAGCGGCGTGTAGATCACCTCGCCCCCGGATTCGAGGTGGGCAAGCGCGACGCGGAGGACGCTCATCGCCACTTCGCGCGGCATGGCGGTCGCGTCGGCGCCGTACGACCGGACGTCGATCAGAAGTCTCATGGATCCCTCCTGTATGGAGCACTGGCGCTCCGGGAGGCCGGCGGATCGCACCCGCCGGCCGACCGCTGCGTCAGGCGAGACGGCGAACTTCGGCGATCAGGTCCGGGCGAAGGCGCAGGTGATCCACGCCGACACCGACCGGCTCCCGGACGACGGCGCCAAGCACCCCGTCGGTGATCCACGCTCGGCCGCCGTAGGCAGTCACGCAGCCCGAATCAGACAGCGTGAAGGTGCCTATCCCCTTCGGGCAGGCAAATTCCACCTCGATGCCGAAGAAGCCCGGGCGGGCCGAAATGATTCTGATGCTCATGGATCCCTCCATCGTGGAGCACTGGCGCTCCGGGAGAGGCAGGGCACGCGGCCCTGCCCCGACCGCTGCGTCAGGCGAACGGGAACGGGCCGAAGCCGTCCGGCCCGAAAAGCCCCCCGCGCGGAGGCTTCCGCCCGACGCACAGGTAGGCCCCGCGCCAAATCTGGACCGCCTCTTTCCGGGTGACGGCGCGGGCGCGGCGGTTGCTCTCCATGGCGACGAAGGCGTCGCGCTCCTCGCGGGTGGCGAACCGGGCGACCTCCCAAGTGTTCGCGAATCCCCGGTTTCCCCGGTCTAGGTCGGCGTAGATGTTGTAGGTAGCGTAGAACATGGATCCCTCCTGTATGGAGCACTGGCGCTCCGGGAGAGGCCCCGCCGGCGGCGAGGCCCCGACCGCTGCGTCAGGCGAGCCCCAACGCCTGCGTGAAGCCGTGCAGCGCGTCGTGCGTCAGGTCGGCGCGGGTGACGTCGCCGTAGACCCGGTAGACGCGGAGGCGCCCGGTCGCCGGGTCGTACTTGCTGTCGAAGTGGATGAGCACCCCATCCTCGCGGGTGACCGGCTCGTAGGTGTAGGTGATGCGCTTGTCTGCCATGGATCCCTCCTGTGGTGGAGCACTGGCGCTCCGGGAGAGGCAGGGCACGCGGCCCTGCCCCGACCGCTGCGTCAGCCGCCGATGTGGCGCATCGCCTCCTCCCACGCCGGCCGCGCGCCCCGGCAGGGCCGATAGCTGCGGCAGGGCGCAGCCCCGCGCACGTCGGCGCCGGCGAAGACCGGGCGCGACCCAAAGGTCTGGATCACGCGCCAGATGACGACGGCGGCGTCGCAGTCCTCCTCGGCGTAGAGGGTGCCGTCGGGGCCGACGTAGCTGTACCGGGTGAGCATGTCCTCGGTGAGCCCGATTTCGTCGGCGAGCGCCGGCCCGACCATGACCCAGCCGTGCGCGGGGTCGGTGACGTGGGTGAGGCGGATGGTGGTGGTGGTGTTCATGTCGGATCCCTCCGGGTGCTGGAGCATGGCGCTCCGGAGGACGCCCCGCCCGTAGGCGAGGCGCCCGCCGCTGCGTCAGCCGGCCATCTCGGGGTCGACTTCGGCGAGGAGCGCGTCCAGCGCCGGAGCGTTGGCGGTGCAATCGCTGATGACGTCCGCGCCATTGCCGTGGATGAGCCAGACCCGGCCAATCTGCGCCGGGGCGACCGGGTCGCGGAAGTTGAGGGTCGTCTCGTCGGTCGCGCAGACTTCGGCCGTGATCGCTTCATAGTCGGTCGACCGCTTGAGCGACCATTCCTCGCCGTCGAACACGCTGATGGTCCAGCCACGGCCGAGCGCGGCGCGGATGAGGCGGTCGACGATAGCGCGCTCGGTGTCGAGGTGCGGGGCGAGGTAGTGTTCGGGGTAGGCCATGGATCCCTCCTTGGTGCTGCCGGGCGACGCCCGGTCCGAGAGTTATAGCGCCAGAGCGTTGCACATGCAACACCATGGCGCTTTTCTGACAGGCTAGATCGCCCTTGGGATGTTGGCGAGGATCGCCTGCCGGACCTTGTCGACGCCGGCGTTGGTGACGTCGTCCAGAACCTTGCTCTCGACGACGCGCCGGCCGCCGTCGGGGCGGACGCGGATCGTCAGGCTTGCGACATGGCCGCACATGCCGGCCATGGTGGCGGCGCCCATGACCGCGCCGACGATGGCGATGGTCATCTCCTCGCGGGTGCGGCACAGGACCGGGTGCGCGTCCAGCAGGTCGACAATCTCGTCGCTGCGCCGCGCGGTCGTCGCGTTGACCCACATCCAGAAGTCGTCGCCCGTGCCATCGGCGTTGACGTTGATGTTGATGCTCATGGATCCCTCCTGTGTGAAGCACTGGCGCTTCGGAAGGCCCCGCCCGTAGGCGAGGCCGGCCGCTGCGTCAGCCCCAGCGGTAGTCCCCGGCGCCGGCCCAAGCCGCGAAGTTCCCGTCCTCCATCGCCGCGAGGCGCCGATCCGCCGCGTTGCGCTCCAGCTCGCCCATCCGGTCGTCGGTGACGACCCGCTCGCCCTTGCAGGCGCCGCAGACCACGTCGTAGTCACCACGCCAGTAGGATTCCTCGAAGTCCGGGTCGTCGTCGAAGTCCTCGGCCGTGAGCCCGTTGCAGTCGATGGACGGGTTGACCGTGGTCCCCTCACCGTCGCAGACCGGGCAGACCATGTACTTGCGGCGGTGCGGGCGGCGGTGCGCCGGCTCCTCGTCGTCCTCGGTGCGGCACTCGTCGTCCGGGTGGACGGAAATGATCGTGATGCTCATGGATCCCTCCTGTGGTGAAGCACTGGCGCTTCGGGCGACCGGGGCGCTCGGCCCCGGCCCACCGCTGCGTCAGGCCGAAGCCCGCTCAAGCGCCGCGTCCATCCGGGCGATGGCGGCCCGCGCCTCCTCCGCGTCCATCGCGTTCATGATCGCCTTGAACACATCGGCCCGGCTGACCCCGATCATCGCCGGCTTGATCCCGGCAAGGGCACCCGCCGCCTGCTCCAGAGCATGAGCCGCCGTGGAGGCGACGTCCGCCGCAGCCTGCGCGGTCCGGAAGTCCTTGGCATATCCGCACTGCGTGAAGGTCAGGACGTAGTCGGCGTCGGTCCGCTCGACCCCGGCATGGTCCATCATGCGGACCCAGACGGAGATCAGGAAGTCGTCGCTGTCCGCGCTCCGGATAACCGAGAGTTCAAGGTCGATGCGGATGTCGATGGGCTTGGTCATGGTCGGATCCCTCCGGTCTGGCGGGCGATCCCCTATGGACCCACCACGCCGTGCCGATAAGATGGCATGTCTCGGCATCCCGTGCAACACGGTACAAATGACAGGGGGACCATATGGGCAAGAGCAAGGGCAAGCGCAGGACCGCGCGCATCCCGGAAGTCGACGCCGCACTGGCCGCAGCACCGCGCCGCAGGGCGCCCAAGGCTCCAGCACCCGCACCAGAGGACATGCCGCGCTCGCGCGCAAAGGGCGTGGCCGCCGCGCAGGGCGACGCCGTCCCCGCGCCCGAGCCCGCCGGCCCGTGGACGTGGATCCACTACGTCATCAGCTTCGGCCAGTACGCACCCGCCCAGCACGCCGGCCGCTTCGCGCAGGGCCGCATCACCACGCCCGCCGACGTCGTCAACGCGCAGGAGTCGCTCCTCGCGATGGAGCGAGAGCACTTCGTCAAGGCCAACGCGGGCGTAACAGACCAGCAGCAGGTGGCGCAGGTGGCCGAGGCCATGCGGGTCACCGTGGCATCGTGGCAGGAGGGGGGCAAATGACATATGCACCGCGCACATGGGACAGGCAGGGGGGAGGGAGGGATAGATCAACCCTCCGGGCATATGCCCACCGGGCGGGCGTTTGCTCATGGTTAGAAACGGATCAACCCCACCATGGCTGACGACGGGGCGGCTGGCGCCCGTAAAGGCAGCAACCCGACGGGTGTCCCCAAGTCGAGCGACAAGCGCGCCAAGCAGCGGATAGACGGCATCCGCCGGCGCGGGAGTGTCGAGCACCTGAAGATCGAGACGTACAAGGACCGGCATTGGGTGCCCGAGCCGGCAACCATGCTGGCGATCAAGGAGTCCTTGCGAATACCTGACGCGATGGAGTTGACCTACGCGGAGGACGCCGAGGCGGTGATCGAGAACAACATGCGCTACCACGCGCTCGTGGGTAAGCGGATCCTCGACGCGGCGGCGGCGATGATCGAGGATCGCACGCCGACGAGGGACGCGCTTTTCCTGATCGACGAGGGACTTCGGCACCGCAAGATCGCGCAGGCGGCGGCGGAAATCCTCCTCCCGTACCGCAAGGCGCGGAAGGCGCCGGAGAAGGCCGTGCCCGTGGACGAGCCGCAGGCGGCCATGGGGACGGAGATCGAGGCCATCGTTCGGGACCAGATCGCCGTGCAGATCGGCGAGACCTTCCTCAAGGCCAAGCGCCGGGACCAGACCGACGAAAAGCCCCCGTCGAAGTGAAGGCCCGACACGGGGCGGATACACCGGTTTTCGTCAGAACGGAGGGGATTTGTCGTCGAAGCGACCAGATCCGGACCGTCCTGTCCGGCTGTCCACCGGGGACAGCGGGGATAACTCCGGCAGCGGTCGACGGGCCGTCATTCGCCGGCCATGGTGAGCCACCCGGATCGGCCGGGCGGAGGACAGACCATGGACGACAGGCAGGCGGCGCTCGTCGCCGCATCCACCGACATGCTGCGCTGGATCGAACGCGAGGCGTCGATGATCGCCGCGCTCGCCGATGTGGCGACCAAGGAGCACGACGGGCATCGGCATGCCGATCTCCTCGCGGACCCGACCTGCCACGACTTGCTGGAGCGGGCGACCAAGGCGGCGATGGCGGTCGAGAAGACGCTGCCGGCGCTGCGCGAGGCGCTGGACAAGCTCACAAACCAACAGTCGGCAATCTGCGTGGCCATGACCGTAGCGGCCAAGGTGGCGCACCAGCAGGGCGCCGAGGCGACGGTGACCATCCGGTCCGAGGGCGTGGACTACACCTGCGTCATGTCGACGGAGCAGGCCAAGCGGATCAACGAGGCGATGGAGGACCAGCGCAAGGTGCGCGGCGCGACGCGGTCGCTGGCCGACTTCATCCGGGGAGGCGACGATGAGTGAAGGCCGCATCATGAGCCCGAAGGAGCAGTTGGACATGCTCTTCGGGCTGGTCGAGTCGATGCACGGCGCGCTGACGATGCTCCACCGGGCGACGTCCGACATCGTCTACGGGGACCAGTACACGGAGGCTGAGGCCGCCGAGTTCTGGCGGGACGACGACCGGGTGCGGTCTCTCCTCATGGCGCTGGAGCGGTTCGAGGACGAGATGCCGAAAGGCTTCGGGGCGACGCTCATCACGCTCTACGCCCGCGTTCGGGCGATGGAGACGGCGCTTCGGTCGGGCATGGCGCTCGCCGGGGCGGAGGCACTGGTGCGGAAGACGAAGGAGGACGCGGGCGATGAGCGGTGATCTCTCGCGCTTGAAGAACCGGGCGGCCGCGGCGCGCCTGAAGATGACGATGCGCCGGGTGGGCAAGCTCACGGCGGCGATGACGCGCCTTCGCAATGTGCTGGAGCAGTCCTGTGCGTCGACGGGCGGGGTGCTGGACGACGTGTTCGACGGGATCGCCGGGTGGGATTGGGGCGTCGACGCCCGGATCGACGAGCGGTTGGTCGACGTCGTGGAGCGGACGGCGACGATTCAGTCGGTCATCGACCAGATCGACGGGGCATATCATGCGGCCAAGGCCAAGGCCGCGCAGGAGGAGGAGCGGGGCGATGCTTGACGCGGCGCAGGCGGGCAAGATGGTGATGCCGTTCACGACGCTGGTCGATCAGGTCCGGCAGGAGATCCTTGCCATGGGCGATGCAACGGAGGCGTTGCGCGAGATCGAGCGTCGGTTCGCGCGGATGCACAACGAGGCGTGGGACCGTGAGCGGCACATCGCCGGGCTACAGGACCGCATCGCTCGGGCGGAGATGGAGCACGCCGAGGAGGTGAAGAAGCTCAAGGCCGAGATCGAGCGGGCGGAGACACGGGCGAAGGTCGGCGAGGCGTGGAAGACGCGGGCGCAGATAGCCGACCAGCAGATCACGCGGATGGCAGCGGATCACGCGCGGCTGCGGAAGGAACTGGACGAGGCACGGGCGGCGAGGCCGGTGATCGGGCCGCAAGAGCCGAGCGGGCCGAAGTGGGCGACGTTGCGGGATCCGGGGCTAAAGCCGGACCCGGACATCGTGGTGCGCGAGCCGGGCGTTGGCGACATCCGGATTGCCCCTCCGGCGCCGGAGGTGGACATACCGGCGCTGCTTCGCCGGCTGGCGGCGCTTGAGGTGCGGATCGGTGGCGCGGAGGATCGGCTGGGCATCATGGCGGTGCAGGTGCGGCTGATCGACGAGCGGCTGTCGCCGGTGCGGGCCGGGGAGGAGACCTGATGCGGACGCCGAAGGGGCTGGCGGACCCGGAGGGGACGAACCGGGCGATCATCCAGCACAACGCGAAGCTCAAGCTGGACGAGATCGGGGTGATGGTGGACCCCGAGCATCTGGATGAGGCGGTGGGCATCGCCTACGCGATCCGGGCGGCGAGCCTGAAACCGAGCACGCGGACGGTGCCGCCGCATCTGGACGCGGTGCTGATCGTGCTGCGGGACAAGGAGTGGCCGCACCGGCTGGCGTGCGAGCGGATCGGCGTAGACCGGCGCCGTGCGATGGACACCTACAACTTCGCGGTCCGGCGCCGGGAGGTGCGCGCGCTGAGGAGGATGGCCGATGGGCAGCCTGATCGAGGATAGCGGGGACATGCTGGGCCGGATGCAGCAACTCACGGCATTCTGGCGCATACCGGAGGCGCATGAGGAGGAGGTGGCTGCGGCGGTCGCGGCGGCGAACGAGTACCGGGCAGCGACGAAGCCCGGCGTCGGGTTCCGCCTGTCGGCCTACGAGGAGGTGGCGATCTGGTTCCTGCACGGTCGCGGGATGCGCCGGACGGCGATCTCCGAGCGGCTTGGGATCTCGCGGAACACGGTGTCGCAGCGGCTTCTGCCGGGGCGGCGCGAGGACAACCGGCGGCGGTCGTCGGAGTGGCGCTGGGACAGGAGGGCGAAATGAGCGGGATCCGGATGAATGAGGATCGGGCGCTGGCGGCCATCGAGTCGCTGGAGCGCCGGGTGATGGTCTACGAGCACTCGAACCGGGAACTGGCGCAGCGGCTGCGGGCGGCGAGCGAGAAGGCGGCGGCGATGACGCAACTCGCCGTGGCGCTCGGCGTCGCGACGGCCGGGCTGACGGTCGTGCTCTACATGAGGGCGTTCGGATGGTGACCCCGATCTACGAGACGATCTCGGACCGCCTCATTCAGGAGGCGGCGCTCCGGCGGATGGTCGGCTACATGCCGGGCTGCACGGTGGCGTTCACGCACAAGCTCGCGGGCGTGGACGGGGTGATCGAGCGCGATGGCCGCGTCTTCGGGGTCGTCGAGTTCAAGGACCGGGACGTCCCGGACGGTGTGAGCACGGTGTTCTTCTCGGCCGAGAAGGCGGCGCGGCTCTACATGCTGCACGTCACGCTGAAATGCCGGGCGTTCTACTGCGTCCAGCGGCTCGGCGAGCTTGGGGTGTTCGAGGTTCCGTGGGCCGGGAAGATCGGCGCGGACATCTCGGGGCGGAACGACCGGCTGAATGACCCGAAGCGCAAGGAGGTGATGCTCCATGTGCCGCTCCGGGGGTTCTGGTGGTCGCCGCAGGAGGGGGACGACGACGGGTTCGTGTTCCCGTTCATGAGCCGAGAGGAGTGGGACGAATGAGCAGCAACACGGGCGAGCCGGCGCAGGGGTTGACGTCGGTAACCGTGACCTTGGTCGCGAACAATGGCGTCATCATCACGCACGCGCGGTCCGCGAACGTCATCGCCGCGTTCTCGGAACTCGATGCCGCGCTGGACTGGTTGAAGACGCAGGTGTGGAGGCCGTCGCCATGACCGTCCACGCCGACCTGATTGCCCGGATGGAAGAAATCGCAACCCGACCTGACTGCACCTACCCCGGACACATGCTCGACGCCGCCATGATCATCAAGGCGCTGGTGTGCGAGCGGGACGAAGCCCTGCGCCACGTAGAACAGCTACAGGACAAGCTCGACCCGGAGCACTCCTGCGCGTGCTGCTACGACCGTCCCGACATCACCTGCGGCCACCACTCGCCGATGCTGGCGAAGGCCGAGGCCGAGCGGGACGAAGCCCGTGCGGCGCTGCGTGAGGCTCGGGCGGCCATGCACGCCGTCGTGACGGGCGACTACCCGAATCCTCGCGACCACCGGCCGGGCCAGTGCAAGCACGGCACGTTCTACTGGGTCGACTGCGGCCAGTGCATCGACGAGTGGCTGGAGGCCGCCGTCGCCCGCATCGACACGCTGCTCGCCAAGACGGAGGGGACGACGTGAGCGACCGTGACCAGATTGAGCGCGACGTGGATGTGCGCGTGATCGACCAGCGCATCGGCATGGGGATCGGCGGGTGGGATACGGTCATCCGCGTCTACCACAAGCCGACAGGCATCTTGATCGAGATGCCGAGGCTGTCGCGCAGTCAATACAAGGACCGGAAGCTGGCGCTCGACATGATCGAGTATGCACTAGCGGAGATCACCCCATGACCACCGACCTCGAAACCGCCGCCCGCGCCGCGCTGGAAACCATGAAGGGGATCCGCGACGACGACACGGCCATCGTCGTCGAGACCGGCCAGCGATATGTCGGCAAGTACGCGCGCGCATTACAGCCGCACATCGCCGCGCTGGAGTCCGCGCTGGCTTCGCCGGGTGTCGACACTAGGCTCGACACTGGCAAATCTGTCGACCCCGCCGCCATCCGCCGCGCGGCTCTTGAGGAGGCAGTGAGGCTGGCCCGTGCGGTCGCTGACAAGCATTGGGACGCCGAGGAAGATCTAAGGATGGCGGGCGCTCTTGACGCGGAGAGCGCCATCCGCGCCCTCGCCAAGAAGGAGAAGGGCGATGAATGACCTACGCGAGCGCGTGACCGAAGCCATCCGCGCGGCCGAGTACCGCATGACCGGGATGCTGCCGGCCGGCGCGTATCACCGTGTCTTTGCCGCCGCCGCGATTGATGCAATCCGCGAGCAACTGACCGGCGACGAGGCGGTGGCGCGGGCGATCTACGCCTTCGAGGACAACGATTTCTCGATGCGCGCCGCCATCCTTGCCGCGCTGGGGGATGAGATATGAGCACGGGACAGCGGTTCGCCATGGGCGCCTACCGGGCGCCGGCGCAGGACGACGGCCGGGACTTCTTCCCGACGCCGCCATGGGCGACGCGGGCGATCCTGCGCGAGATGAGCCTCTACGCGCTGATGCACCGGGACATGCGGGTGCTGGACCCGTGCGCCGGGCAGGGGCACATGACGCGGGTGCTCGGCGAGGTGTTCGGCGAGGTCCATGCGCTCGACATCGAGCGGTATCCGGCGCCGGTCTGGCCGGGGCTGATCCACGAAGCGGACTTCCTGACGATCCCGTTCGAGGCGGTGGTGCCCGGCGGCCGGGTGGACTGGACGGTGATGAACCCGCCGTTCACCGGGCTGCTGCCGTTCGTGCAGAAGGCCCTGTCGGTGTCGAAGGTGGGCGTGGCCGCGCTGATGCGGATGCAGGCGCTGGAGGGGCGCAAGCGGTACGAAGACCTGTGGACGAAGCTGATCCCGACCTTCGTCTGCCCGTTCGTCGAGCGGGTGCCGATGCACAAGGGGCGGCTGGATCCGAAGGGGTCGACGGCGACGGCCTACGTGTGGGTAGTATGGGCTCCGACGCTCGGGTTGAAGGGGACGCGCCTGCGGTGGATCCCGCCGTGCCGCGCAGAGCTTGAGAGGCCGGGCGATTACGCGGAGGCGTGAACATGCTCGTGCGGATCATCATCCTCTACCTGATCGTCGTCTTCCTCCTCGTCTTCTTCGTGCCCGGCATGGCCTACGTGTTCGCGCAGGCGAACCCGGCGCATCCGCCGGTCGGCTCGCCGGCGCACCAGTACCCGGCCGCCTGCTGCGGCCTGAACGACTGCAACCCGATCCCGGACGACGCGGTGACCGAGACGCACGCCGGAGTGATCATCAACGGCACCGGCGAATTTCTCGCCTACGACGACCCGCGGATGATGGTGACCCCGCCCGAGTTCCACGAACCGGGCTGGCACTGGTGCCGGCACATCAAGGACGGCGTCGACGGCAAGACGATCTGTCTCTACCGGCCGGATCGCGGCGTCTGATTCTGGTGGATACCCCGACGTTTGTGGTCTTGCGGCCGGGCGGCGCGCGAGCGGGCAGGTAATCCTCCCGGTGACGTGACCGGGAGAACGCCCCCGTGACCAAGCAGACCCTTACGACGCTCGACCGCGAAATCCGCAGGGTCGACCCCGACTTCGACAAGGAGCGGCGCACCGAGCTTGAATACAAGTTCGACCTGCGCGAGTTCACGGCAAACCCGGCGCAGCGCGGCGCCTACGCGCCGGAGTCCTGAGCCATGCCCTACATCATGCCCGGCCAGTTCGACATCGACGAGCTTTCGGCGACCGACTTCCTCATGGGCTTCTCCAAGCACGGGCGGATGATCGCCGTCCCGGCCGGCGGGCTCGCCGGCGGCGTGACGCCGGCGCTGCGCGAGGACAACACGGCGGCGCAGAACGGCACGCTCCTCGCGGCGGCCGTCGCGGAGGCGCAGCGGACCAACGGCTACGTCAAGCTCCCGGCCGGCCGCTACCCGATGCAGTGCTCCCTGACGAGCGGGTGCGTGATCGAGTTCTCGCCGTCGACGGTGCTGCTCCAGCCCGAGAACGCGGCGGTGCTCGACATCGACCTGTCCGGGTCGGCGCTCGGGCCGCACACCATCACGGCGCTCGCCGTGGCGGAGAACGCGGCATCGAGCGGCGCGTCGACGAACAAGGTGCTCCGGCTGACGATGGCCGAGGCCGACGCGAGCAACTACCGGACCGGCGACGCGATCATGGTCTGCTCGCGGAACGCCCGGTCCTACTACACCGGCGACACGAACTACGCCGGCGAGATGTTCCGGGTGCTCTCGGTCGAACTGAACGGGGCGTCCAGCTACGTCTACCTGAACGGGCAGGGCTACCTGAACGCGGCGTCGCTCTACTCCGACACGCCGGTAGCCTACCGGCTCGCGCGCGGCCAGCCGGTGCGGCTGGTCCGGCCGCAGGTCGAGGCGGACGGCGACGTCTACGACCAGTCGCTCACCGGGTCGTGGCCCGGCTCGATCCAGATCAAGGCGGCGGCCGACGTCCAGATCGACGACATCCGGGTCAACTCGGCGTGGGGCATCGGCCTCTACCTCAAGTCCTGCGCGGACGCGAAGATCCGGGTGGACCGGATTACGGACTGCCCCGGCGATCCGGGCGACAGCCGCTTCGGCTACGGGATCCTCCTGCGCGGCGCCTGCTCGAACGCGCTGGTCTACGGCGGCTACATCGACCGCTGCCGGCACGCCTTCACCACGGACTGCCGGGAGGCGTCGGCGTGGTCGGCGGCGAACGTTTGGGACCACGGCGACTGCACGAACTGCACGGTGGTCGGGGTGGTCAGCGTCGCCAACGGCGCGCCGCCCTTCGACACGCACGAGAACAGCGTCGGGACGACGTTCCGCAACTGCGTCGCCATCGGCGCCCATTACGCCATGACCGGCGTGACGGCGGCCAACGGCTACGGCTTCAACTTGCGCGGCCCCTACGACTCGGTGATCGACTGCCGGGCGGTCGACTGCGAGGGCGGCGCGAGCGTGGCGGCCACCGGGCTGATCCACGAGATCGTCGGCGACAACGTCATCGACGGGCTGGAGGTGTTGCAGGAGGCGACGAACAACCTCGCCGGCTACGCGATCCAGATCGACGGGAACGCCAGCGAGTCGACGCCGCAGCGGGTCAGCATCCGCAACCTCAAGCCGGCGCGGGGCTCGCGCGGCGTGATCGTCGGGGCGAACTACGGCGGCCGGGTCAGCATCGAGTATTCGACCTTCCGGGGGTTCGTCGACACGGCGCTCCGGATTCAGGGCTCCTGCACGGTCGACGTCTTCGCGTCGATGTTCGACATGGCCGAGGGTGGCGCATCCGAGCTTCTGATCTCGGTCGACAACTCGAACACGGTGGCGCTGAACCTCATCAACGTCGCGGTCCGGTCGCGGTCGTCCTCGTCGGCGACGGTGCTGGTCACCACGGCGTCGGGCGCCACCTCGAACATCCGGCACTACGGCTGCGTCGAGGTGAACGGGGCGAACCTGTCGGGCGGCATCTCGGGCGGCACCGGCACCAACAACGAGACCGCCATCACGGCGCTGGCATGAGGACCGCATGAACCGCTTCGACTTCCTCCCCGGCCGCGGCACGCCGAAGATGAACCTGTCGCCGGCGGCGCTGGAGCACTACGAGACGCACGCGGCCGCGCGGATCCACGAGATCATCCAGCGCGCCTACCCCGGCCACCCGTTCGAGGTGACCGTGCGGCTCATGGAGATGCGGACCATCGTCAACCACCCGCTCATGCCCGACGGCTATGCCATCACGGTGCGGCTGATGGACGAGGATCCGGACGGGAAGATTTACGTCCGCCTCTGCGGCGAACTTCTGGAGCGGTTCGGGATCCCGCGCGCGGGCATCGAGGCGAACGGCGGCGACATCTGGATCGACCCGGTGAAGCAGGCCGAAGCCCTGTCCGACATCAAGTGAGGCCGACATGGGTGTGATGAACGAGCGCGACCCGCTGGAGGACAGCGACCCGAGATTCGCGGGCGGGAAGCGCGACCGGCCGACCAGCGAGGAGCCCGGCGGCCAGTCCGTCGACGACATGATCCTCGGCGAGCTTTCCGGCTACGGCGTCCTGCCCGGCGAGGCGATGCCGGGCATGGAGGAACCCGTCTTCGGCGAGCCGCCGGACGACAAGGCGGTTCTCCGGTTCATCTCGCAGGCGGAGCCCAAGGCCAACGAGTTCTTCCAAGACAAGGCGATGGACAAGGTGCTCGCAGTCTATCGCGCGGCGCGCAATGAACATCCTCTAAAATCTAAGTATTTCTCGCCGCTCTACAAGAACAGGTCGGCGTATCATCGCCCGAAGACGCGGAACGCGATCAAGCGGGTGCAGACCGCGGCGGCGAACGCGCTGTTCGCGGCGCGCGACGTGATCGACATCTCTCCGGGCGACGAGTCGAACCCGGTCCACCGCGCCGCGGCGGCGATGCGGAAGGAACTGGTGAACTATCGCCTGTCGCGGTCGAGCGGCCGGAACGCGATCCCGTGGTTCGAGATCGCCGTCGGTGGCCGGACGGACGCCTACTGCACCGGCTACACGATCTCGCTCCAGACGTGGCAGTACCGGCGCCGGAAGACCGGCACGGAACCGATGCGGGACGAGATGGGGCGCGAGATCATGACGGCCGGCGGGCCGGTCATGAAGGACGTCCACGAGATACTGGCCGACCGGCCGGATATCACGCTCTACCCGATAGAGAACGTCGGCATCGACCCGGCCGCGCCGTGGCAGGATCCGGCGCAGGGCGCCGCGTTCATCTACCTCAAGGATCCCGTCTACTCGAATGACCTCAAGGCGGTCATGACGCAGGGCGGGAACCGGTCGAACATCCCGTGGCGCGACCCGGAGTCGATCTCGTGGTCGGACGGGCGCGTCGACCCCAATCAGGACAGCCGCTCGGTGCGGACCGGCCGCGGTGACGGCGGAACGGACCGGATGGAGGATCTGGCCGGCACGCAGGAGTACGAGGACGGCAACACGCTGGTGTGGCGCTACCTCTGGTTCTTCCGCTGGGAGGGCGAGGACTACTGCGTCTACACGCTCGGCACGCGCACACTCCTCTCCGACCCGATCCCGACCGCGGAGGCGTTCCCGCACCTCTCCGGCCAACGGCCGGTGGTGATCGGCACCGACGTCATCGCGCCGCACGACCTGATGCCGACGTCGAACGCTTCGGCGCTCCAGCCGATGCAACAGGAGATCAACGAGCAGACCAACCTCCGGATCGACGCGATCAAGCAGTCGGTCTACCCGCTGGCGAAGGTGAAGCGCGGGCGGAACGTCGACATCACGTCCCTGTCGCGGCGCGGGCCGTCCTCGAACATCCTCGTCGAGGACACCGACGACGTCACCTACGAGACGATCCCGAATGGCGCGGCGCCGCTGTTTCAGGAGATGGACCGGCTCAACAACGACTTCGACGAGAGCGCGGGCATCTTCTCGAACTCGTCGGTGCAGGGCCAGCGGGCCATGAACGAGACCGTCGGCGGGATGAAGATCCTCGCCGGCGACGCGCAGGCGGTGGCGAACCTTGAGCTTCGGGTCTGGACGGAGACGTGGGTCGAGCGCGTGATCTCGCAGATCGTGCTCCTCGAAGCCTACTACGAGACCGACGAGCGGATCCTGTCGATCTGCGGGCAGCGCGCGGACCTTGAGGGCAAGTTCGGCGTCTCGGTCATCAACGACGACCTGCTTCTCGCCGAGGTGCAGACCCTCGTCGACGTCGGCACCGGCGCCGCGGACCCCAACGAGTCCATCGGCCGCTTCAAGATGGCCTTCGACACGGTCATGCCGCTGATCGGCGCCGAGGTGCAGGCCGGCCGCGCGAGCCTCAACGTCAAGGAGATCGTCAACGAGGTGTTCGGGCACGCCGGCTACAAGGACGCCGGCGACCGCTTCATCACCGTGAACGAGGAAGGCACGCCGACGCAGGACCAGTTGAACCAGTTGCAGGCGCAGTTGGACGAGGCGAACGCCCGGCTTCAGGAACTGGAGATCGGCCGGCAGGCGGAGAAGGACATCACCAAGGCCAAGCTCGACACCGATCTCGCCAAGCAGGAGGCCGACCAGCGGCACGAGAAGGAGATGCTGTTCCTTCAGGCGAAGATCGACCAGATCAGCACCCTTCTTGGTGGCGTCATGGGCGCGCAGGCGGACCAGCGCAAGGCGCAGTTCGCCGAGGCCGCGGACGAGCGCAAGGCCAACACCGCCATGGAGGCGGACAAGCGCAAGCTCACCATGACCGAGCGGCAGACCCGCGCCACCGACCAGCGCGCCGCGCAGGATCGCCTGTTCCAGCTTCAGCAGCAGGCGATGACGGCCCCGCCGGCTCGCCCGAGCCCGACCGAGCAGCTTGCCGCACCGCCGCCGGCCGCAGCCGGGCCGCAGCCGGGCGCATCCGGGCCGCAGCCGGGCATGGAAGGCGCCCCGCCCGAGGGGATGCCGCCGGAGATGGGCGGGCTCCCGGCCGAGATTCCAATTCCGCCGGAGGGTATTCCGCCGGCGGAATCCACTCCGCCGCCCGACATGGGAGCGGACTTGACCAGCCCGGTGGTCGACATCGTGCAGCAGGCGCTCGCCGGCATGGCGCAGCAACTCATCCTGCCGATGCAGCAGATGATGATGGAGGTCGCGCAGACGCAGGCGGCCCAGCAGGCGCAGATCGACATCGTGCTCCGCGCGATGACGGCGCCGCAGAAGATCGAGCGCGGCCCGGACGGCCGCGTCGCAGGCGCCCGGCGCGACCTGTCAGGAATCGACCTGTCGAGCCTCCCCGGCCCGCAGCGAGAGCAGATGGAGCGGATGATGGCCGCTCTGTCATCCCCGGCCGTCGCGGAACGCGGCGAAGACGGTCGGGTCACCGGAACCCGTCGCGACATGAACTGAGGTTGACCCATGGCCATCCAGATGAGCACCACGCTCCGGAATGCCCGTCTCGACGCCATCGAGACGACCATCGGAACGTCCGCGATCCTCGAAATCCGCACCGGCGCACAGCCGGCGAACTGCGCTGCCGCCGACAGCGGAACGCTTCTCGCGTCCCTGACCCTCCCGTCGGATTGGCTGGCGGCCGCGTCGAGCGGGTCGAAGGCGCTCGCCGGAACGTGGGAGGACACCTCCGCGAACGCCGGCGGCACCGCGGCGCACTGGCGCCTCAAGGACAGCGGAGGCTCGACCTGCCACATGCAGGGCA